GAGTAGATGAAATAAATGGCAATACGTACATGGTTAAAAATCATGGCATAAAGATGTTATCTGATCGTGTCTGTCATTCCCCGCAGGACAAACTAGCGCAACAATGCCCCATGCGCTCCATATGTTTTTCGGAAAGGTTGGAAGAGGAATACGATGATGGACACCACTCTTGAAAATGCTATCGATGAAACGCTGTCATTGGAACAACAGCTATGGGCAGCGTACAGGTTAGGCCATACCGCAGGCATCAAGAAAGTACAACCTGTGCAATTCATAATGCCTGTATGTCCTTTGCATTTATCGCCATTATGGACTGAGACAGAACCTAAACCAGATGGTTCCTGGCTGTATTGTCCTTTGTGTAGACAGAACCAATTCACACGTGAAACCGAAGAGATGAAACCAGTTAGAAATGTTCCAGGAATGCACAGAACACGACTAGCGTTCATGCATGATAACTGGTTGAACTCTGATACATCCGAGGAAATAACCTCACTTAGACCCGTTGTACGCATAGAAAGGAATAACATCCCATGAACTTGATAGCACTTGGAGTCTTCATTTACAGCATCATTGGCTTTGTTATTGTATTTGCTCAGGATCGGACAACAAACTGGGAGGATTGACATCTCCCTTGGATAAATCCAGGGGACTCCTACTCTCACAAGTAGGCTTTCCTGCTTCGTTGGAGGTTGCCAAACAGACACCAAGTTGTTCATTTGGTCTTACACCGCCTCCACAGGCATTTGCTTCCCGCAAGCCCTGCGGTAGCTTCTCAGTCTGGTATTCATCGCTTGCATGGTTCTCGCAAGTGGCAAATTGAAAGAGAGATGTACATTGGTTGACACGGTAGTGTTTTTACCCAGGGAACCGAATTACCCTGGAACCGACAAGCACTATTCTGTTTTCAAGGTACTATAGAACTATTCTACCGCAGTACTCGAAAAGTGGAAATAAAAGGAGGAGTAACAGAGATGGTAGCAGTTCCACAAACACGTCCTATGCAGCGTCAAGGCATCTTTGCAGCACAGAGAAGCTTTGAATTAACTGATGATATGGCCTGGTATATTGAACAGGTACGTCAATACCCCCTGCTCAGTAAACAGGAAGAGATTGATTTGATGCAGAGAATCGAGCAGGGGAACGAGTCAGCTAGAACAACTCTGATACAATCCAATCTCCGCCTTGTGATTTCAGTAGCCAGATATTATCAAAGAGGTGATATTTCCCTGCACGACTTGATACAGGAGGGGAATATAGGGCTTATGCGAGCTACCCAAACCTTTAATTGGCGACTCGGATACAAGTTCTCAACCTATGCTACAGGCTGGATTCGGCAAGCGATCACCAGAGCGTTACCAGGATTAGAATATATGATTCACATCCCTTGCTATAGCGTTGAGAAACGGAATAGACTGAAGAGGCATTTTACCAACTTCACTATGCAATATGGCTATGAACCTGGATTAGAAGAATTAGCTGAGATAGCAGGGGAAAAACCAGGAGAGATAGTCTTGATCTGGCAACACATGTATTATATGCTTTCATTGGACGTGCCTGTAGCTGACCATGAAGATGTGTGCCTAGGTGATCTGATTGCAGACGAAAAAGCAACCGCCGAGATAGATGTTGAACAAGATGAAATATCCGAACGTGTCAAAAAAGCTCTTGCTTGCTTAACAGAACGTGAGCAACACGTTATCAAGTTGAGATTTGGCATAGGCGCAGATGGCCGTGCGCACGTGTTACAAGAGATAGCCAGGGAACTTGGTGTCACGCGTGAACGTGTGCGCCAAATTGAAGAAGTAGCTATGAGGAAACTCAGGAAAGTACTGGAGAAATAAAGTGTATTATTATGAAGTTTTTATTCTGAAAGAGGAAGTTGTACCCACTTCAATGTCTGATTTTAAGAAGACAGGGGAAACGAGATTTCATGCAGTATATGAAGCAGCTATTCCAGACGGTAACTGTTATATTTGGGATAGTATTATGCAAGGTTTGCAACATGAAAATAAAATCAGTTTCTTCTATTGGGCATTTATTCCTAAAGCAAAGGAATTATAAATGGAACAACCCAAAGAACCTATCACATCACTACATCCTGCATCAATCTCTGCATCAATCTACCAAAGAAATCAACCTGTTTCTAAACATGGGGATGTGATGCACGAGATGTGCGTACCAATCCTCGACTACTTTATTGAATTTGGCAATGAGGAATTGAATACAAAAGCACTCAAAACCAGGGCATACTGGGAACAAAATCAAACATGGGTCATTGACTGGGCGCAACGCTCACGGTATTTTGTCTTAGCTGAACATGCCTGTCGTGACCTGAGAGGCTTTAAAGCAGTGATAGCAGAGGAGTCATATCAGAATGACTTTTCATCCATGCTGCTTCAAATCGCCTTAGATTGTGGAGAGCGATACAATAGACCGAAAGGCATTTCTAAGAAGAAAATAGTAGGCAAATGGAAGAGGAAAGCAAACAAGAAATGAAACAATGGTTAATCACTGATAAGCGAGTAGTTGAAGCTTTACAAAAAAATGGATTTGTGTGTCAGATACCATTAGAACGAGCTATAGAGGGAAGTATTTCCTTTTATACTCAACCAGTAGGGAAAGGACATGTAAGTAACTGGCTTGAAACAGATTGCCCTATCCCGATTAATGGTTCTTATGCACTTCCTGATGGAACAATTATTCAATCAGAAGGAACAAGCCTTGTACTTTTACGACAAGCTTGACTTCAAGGCATTCCATACTTTATCTTGAAGATGAAAATGTTAGCTGGTTATATAACGCACAAAACCCTCACTTCGCCTAATTGACTGTGCGAGCGGTGAGGGTCTTGTGTTTCGGTTGTAGTTCACGTTTCGGTTGTAGTTCACAAGGAGTTCCAAGTATGCACTCCTATCATACAGCTTTTCTAGCCGCTTTGTCCAGGTTGTGGTACTTGTTGCCAGTTTTGAGCAGGAACAGATTGCACTTGCTGAGTTTGTAGATTATACACCTGGTTTGGATCTGTGAATGTTGCTTGCATTTGCACAGGAGGGCCACTATTCACACCATACACCTGTGGCTGTACAGGATTGGCATAGGGCGGTTGAGGCACAGGAGTAGTAAATGCTATGTTTGACTGTTGTACTGGCGACTGGGCTTGCTGTGACGGTTGTACTACAGGTATAGCACTAGCCATGCGTAACTTGACTAATTCCTGTGCAAGAAACGGCGCAATCCGATTCGCTAATTGACCTAGATCAAGCGGTGAGGAAGTAACGACAGGAGCTTTACCTCCAATGCTCGTAACACTTTGAACTGATTTCATAAGGTCATTAATCGGTGTGAGTTTAATAAGAGCAGTACAATATGTACCAAGTATCATAAAATCAGCAAGGGGACTTGTACCTAGTTTTCCATCCAGGAGAGCTTGTGAGAGTGCTACAAGTCCAACAATGGCAAGTAAGATAAGTTCATTAAGCCACTTAGGAAGCTTATCTTGTCGAATTAAACCAGCGAGTACACCAAGCAAGGCAGGGAGTACAAACAGGAAAAGCGTGTGTACCTGTGATAAGTCAATTATCATGATATAATTTCTCCTAAAAGAAAGGACAACCTACTAAAATGTCTAACCAAGAAAGAGATACCAGGTTTCTAGGGTTTGCCAATCTGGAAATTGACAAACTTGAGCAAAAGCGTCTTATTCCTATCCATCCAAAGTCTTTAAGAAATGATATGGCTATACTCCTTGCTCAATGTGCCTATGATCTGGTATTGCATGCGCTTAAAACTGTCAATGATAACGACAATCTCACGATGGGGATGTATTATATAGAGGATATTCCAGACTTTACAGAATTTCCTCCAAACGAGTAACTAGACCTCCGTTTTCAATACATCTAAATCGTGCTGTAGTGACGCTAAAGCGGCCATTGCAGCAGCTAATGTGCTTTCAGCTTTGAGAGCGTCAAATACAGGCTTAGGCTTAGGTGGAATAGGCCATGTGCCATGCTGAAAAGAAAAGCCAGATGGCGGAGTAGGGACACCGTGAGGCATAATGGCAATACATCCGACAATATGCCCCTCTAAGAAGTTTTGCCAGGGAATAGCTACAGGTTGCGAGAAATTAGGAGCTGCCGCCGGCTCTTCATACAGTCCATACCCCATCACATCGCTATAGCCTACCCTCAGCATCGTATGAGCGCCATGGTTCAGTGCATCAGCCCAATTGTGCAAGGTATGACCTGACTTTGCATCATGCAAGAACGATTCATCGCCTATCGTGATAAGTTGAGGCACGTTTTGACGGTTCTGTGCTTGTATTTCAGCGTGCAGCTCGTCCAGGTTGCCTAGCAATGGCTCCATATCGACATAGCCGATGTTCTGAGAATGGAGCCATTCTAATGCCTGTTCTTTGGTTGTGCCTCTTGTATCGCTACTCACATCAGGCCCGACGTACTGAGTATAGATTTGAGACATAAGCTGTGTAGGATTGGCGTATCTGGTTGGATAAGCTATCTGGCCCGCCATGGAAAGCGAGGCCTCTACGCAGCGATATTGAGATAAACCTGAGGCGAACTGGTATACATATCTGAAGTTTCCAGGAAGATGAACCATAAAATCAGTCATGTGGAGTATTTACCCTCCCTTTCCACGTATCAACCTTGTCTTTACTCTTGTTTCTACTCACAAGTATACAGAGCAGGGAGCCATAAGACAAGCACAGTATACTCAGTACCGCCATGATAGGCACAATCTGAGTGCAAACAACATACATAATCTCACTACAAAACAGATAAAAGAGTAGACCATACCAGAACCACAGCAACATACAAACCTCACTTAAAACGAATAATTACGAGTTTTTCAAAACTGATTAAAATACATACAAAAACCCTTGACAAGAATAAAAATACATATTATAATCCTTATAGAAGATAAAAAAACGAAAAGAAAGTGAGTTACATACATGCAAGCACCAATCATAAGCGAAGACATTTGGGGAGATGATCTGAAAGCGGTAGAGCAATGCTACTACACCGTGTACGTCTACAAGCATACTGGCCTCGGTCAGGAAGCCACATTCGAGAATGTCCTGGCTGACTCCCAGGAAGATGCAATGGCAAGAGTTGCAGGTAGCAATCCCTGGCTTCGTACCAATCCAATGTACGCTTACAAGCAAGATGGAAGAATTTAGTCACCTAATCGGGAGGGGTTCATTCCCTCCCGCCATTTTGAAAGGGAAAGAAAATGACAAAGTTCAAACAAGGCGACGAAGTAAGTTTCGTAAGCAAGAAATCTGGCAACGCAGTTATCTGCATCGTTGATTTTGTTTCGCCCTCAACAGGTGAAGTTCAACTGTACAAAAAAGACAATCCAACCAGTGACCCGACGAAGATGGTATTCAAAAATCCCTCCGAGCTGACTCTGATTCAAGCATCTGCTGAAGTGGTAGTACAGCCAAAGCAAGTAAAGCCTAAAACATTTAAATGGATGTGCCTGGAATGCGGCACAAAGCATAATAGTTACAAATGCCCGACATGTGATAGCGACGAGAAAATACATAATACCGATGCTGACACTGATCCATCCATTCTACTTGGTGGCTCCTACTCTGAGTCATATTATCCTGGAGAATAAATTATGCCAGAACAACCAACCCAACCAAAGCGCAAACCTGGCCGTCCTGAGATTTCTCAGGAAAAGAAAAACCAATACATGACTATCACACTTTCCCCTGAAGTGAAAGCGTACTTGAAAACCATCAAAAACAAAAGCGCATTTATTAATCAGCTTGTTAAAGAGCATATGGCACCCTCTCCCAGTTGAGAGGGTGTTTTTTCTTATTCCTTTGAAACTACTGCTATCCCTGGATTAGCGTCCATTCTCACAGCGATATTTTGTAGCAAGCCAATCATCAGGAACGCCCTGATAAAAGACACAGTAAAATCTGTCTCAAAAAAGAGACGTGCCAGAAAACCTGAGAGCATACAGGCAACACATAATCCTCCCGCAACCAGTATAAACCTGTAGAGCGGTCTAAGAGACGGTAAAAGCAGGGGAATAATGGCCGCTGCAAAGCCGATAAGTCCTAGCAAAATTTCTTGTGCGTAAAATGGCATAATAAATACCTCTTCTTCTAATGGTGTGAAATAATAAGTGCGCTGATAACCGATGCCAGTATCATGCCGATGATCGTCGCAAGCCATTTGAGAAATGCCAGGAAGTTCCTAATTCTCATTTCATAACCGTTAACGGTGTCCTGAACTTGCTTTAAAATAACGGCTTGTTCTGCTTGCGCCTGTAACTGTGCATGGATATTGGTAACTTCTTGCTGCATGGTTTCAGTGCGTTCGTAGACAATCCTATCCTCTGCGACATGCTTATCAAAAGCGGCTCGTAAGCTATCAACTGCTACTTGCACTGAATTGATGCTATTTGGCATAACTATTAAATCCTCCTCTACTTAATCCAATAAGCCCGACGCTAACAACTTAGACCAACTTGACAGTACGGGTAACTCACTTGAAGTTACTACATAGTTATACAGAACCGTATTGTTTGGTTGTGTCTGCATTCCCAGGTCAACAGAATGTACTAAAAGCTGTGCATAATTCAAGTTCTCCTCTGGAATGTTGGTTGCCAGCATTTGCCCTACTGCCAGTCCATTCCTGTACGTCTTAAATGTGGCTGTACGACCTGAAATACAGTACCTCGTCAATAACTGATTGCCATACGTGACCGCCGCTGCAAAGCTCATATTCCTCTTTGACACATCCTCTACAGCCTCTACAATGCCCGTCCCACCCTCTACAAGTTGAAGCGCGGCTTGCGCTGCATCATTGTTGACAATCACATCATCCACAAACGCGCCTGTATAGGAGATAATCAAGGTATCGTTAGCATCAAGAGGAAGCGCATTCACATCCTGCGCTATCACCAAATCGTTCTCAGCATAGTACCAATCACTGCCAGTAGAACCTTTCAAGCCAACGTTTTGAGGGATGTCATTCAATTTCACATCAAGGGTAACTACTGGTATAGTGCCAGGAGCTATTGGATACCTCAGAGGGAATGATGTTTGTGTGCCATTTCCTGTGAAACTATCTTGAAAAAACGCAGAGTTTGAAACGCCCGTTAAAATCTGGCGGTTCCTGTACAAGTCCCCTAATGTCTCTATCGCCAAATTGCTATCAAGTTCAATATCGCTAGGTTGACTTAGGGTATTCGATTGCAGTACCCAGGGTGCAGGCCTTGCTTGCGCTTGTGTAAATTCAAACTCGTTGAGTTGGTCAATATGCCATTTGTAGTTACTCTGTTTTGCCATATCGTCAAGATTAGCACTGACAAAGGTTTGCCTGTAGTCAGCACTTGGCATCAAAATACCTGTATTAATCTGCGGGCCATATGCGCCAAATGAAAGTGTTTGTATCTGCGGGGTAAATGAGGCGTCAGTTGAGGCAAGATTGATACGAACTTTCGTATTGATAAGCGATACATCATCCCCAAGAGGCTGAACCCACACGCCGATAAACTGTGATGTACCTCCATTGGTAAACAAGCCTGCTTGCCCCGCTACTAAAGCTGATGTATCGTTATAGGAAATAACATCCACACCATCAAAGTACACATTTATCACGCCGCCTATGCTCGTTACTCGAATACGGTAGATAATCCCTCTCACAAACTTGATTGATGTACTTCCTATTGAGACACCATCTCTATACAGCGTGATGGTGTTAGGAGTTAGTACTGTTGATTGGTTATCAGCAACCGAAAGGCTATAATAACTTGTGCCACTGCTATAACACCAGGATAAACCCCCGCTCTCAGATTGCGTCATATCGCATAAGATGTCCATATTTTGAGAAGAGATGCTTGTGTATAGATAGACAGCATTTGCCCCGCCTGTAGCGGTTACGCGGCTATTAGTAACATCTGGCGTCCATGTTGCAACACTTCCACCTGTCGCATTGGTCGAGGTATAGTTAGAACTGGTATCAGAGGAAAAATCATCTACTGTTGGATCGGGTTGTACATTGATATTTCCAATAGTTCCAAGTCCCGCATATTGATTGCTTCCTGCTGCAATCTGTGAACCTGGAACTACATTCGTTTGCCAACTTGAACCATTATTGATCGTGCTATCAACCGTGATTGTTGTTCCTGACGGTTGCAGTCCCGCCCAACTCACAAGCGTATTCCCCACTTGCCCGACGGTAGCCAGGGAAAGAGCGGGGGAGATATACGTACCAGATGAAGAAAACCGCGAAGTCACCCACGCGGTATACCCATAGACGGTAGGTTGATCTTGCTCGCTTCCTGCTGTTTCTGTGATACGTACTTTCAGATTGATGCCTGTGACATTGGTTCCTGCGGGTAGTCCTACTATCTCTTGACCATAGCTTGCTGTTTGCCAGGTACTACCGCCATTGATCGATGTTTCAAAGAGCCTGGAAGAACTGCCAGGGGCTACATCTTCCCAGAATATCCTTGAAGTTCCAACCGTCCCTACTGCATTGAGTGAGAGATTTTCAGAAACATATTGTCCTGTTAAAGCATTCAGAATTGCGAGAGAGCCATAATAGCCCGTGATCTGCACACCTGAACCATTGTAGAGGCGCATACCAATACTACCCGCCGCGTTATAGGTATTGTCGGTTGAAGTAAGATATGGCACATCATCTATATAAATCGTGTGGTTTGTGTGCGATGCATCAACGCTGTTGACAACTACTTTCAAGGTATAAAAGCCTGAAACTGTTAAAGTAAGAGCTTGTGTGGCTATTTGTGTGCGAGTGCCTCCCCCACTTCCTGAATTAGTACCTCTGATTAAAGTAACAGCCGTTGAAGAGACTTCTACCGCATAGGCAAAGCTATTGTCATTATTTTGCCAGCCTGTTGTTCTGTACACTACGCCAATGTTGCCAGTTCCGGCGGTTGGTATCTGAACATTTACAGATAGCGTGAAATTTTGCCATGTTGCACCTGCTCCAACCATCTTGACACGTGCATCTGCTCCGGTGTTTGTCTGTACTTTCAACTGATTGGCGTTCAGTGTTTGCGTCGGTGAAGCAGTTCCATAGACGGTTTGATCGCTAGAAAGCGAGTTGGTATCACTATCTTTCCAGTCACGCCAGAAACCAGTTAAGCCTAATCCTGAATTAGAAGCTGCAACTAAGTTCGTGAGTGTGCCAGCATTGAAATCTGAATCCGATGTCCGTGTATATTTCACATCGGTTTGTGTGCTCGTATAGCCAGGCACAATTGACACCGCCACTTGACTGAGCGATGGACTGAGCAGGGGGGTATTCCCTGTGATAGCCATGCTTTCCTTGAGTAACAGCGAGATGCCATTTAAATACGTGCCAGGTGTGATTATCCCTAGTTTGGCTTTATTGGTAGCAGCTTGCCATGTTGCCCCTCCATCAAAGCTCGTTTCAAGTGTGAACGTGGTATCTGAAGGAGTATTCACAATCCAACTTGCAAGACTGTTCTGATAAATGCCAACACTCGTCAAGCTATGCGATGAACTGACACGATTGCCTGTTTGCTCATACACGGTTGGAGATGCTACCACAATGGTATTGTAGCCAGCGTTAGAAACAATGCCCCCGCCTGTGAACGTGCCTGACACATCTATCTCAGTTGTGCTCGTATAGGTCACTTTTACATCATGGAAGTAGACACCATACTTCCCCGCTTGATCTCCCTCAATCCCCATTGCGATATAGTTAATCGTCTTCCCAGTATAGGCGTGCAAGCCTATCTGACGATACTCCCAACGTCCATCTGCCCAACCTGAGAGGTCATTGGCAGGATTAGAACCCATGCCATGCTGATCGAATTCCCCTAGCCCTGAGTTTAAGGTATTCAACCTGGAACCATCGGTATACACAACATCTATCCCCGCCATGATCTTAGGGCTACTGGGGTCTATCCACATGTAGTAAGAGAGTACCCAGTCATTCGCTTGCACGATGTTGCCAGGATAGATCGTCCAATATAAGTGGGCATCTCCAACTCCACCTGTACAGGTAGCAGTCATCGATATGCCAGTATGTGATTTGAGCGTTAAAGCGTTGGAAGCAGACTGAACATTCGTAAGTGTGCCTGCTGCAAAGTCACTTGTTGTCGCTTCTGACACAGTAACAACACTTCCCGCCGCTGTCAGTTCTAAATCGCCATTAGGAAGATTAGTAGAAGCGGTTGTACCTGAAAGTGTGCCTGCAATCCAATCAGGAAAGGTGGTCACTTCGCTATAGGCATACTTGGCAGTGACACCCTCAGCAACGAGTACATCGTCAAGCATGTTCATGACACCTTGCGCCGCCGGAAATGGCACTGTATACAAGCGGTTGGAAGTCCGTTTCATAGGCTTGGATTCGTTGCCTATACAATCAATCTTATGCTCTATCAATTTGTTTTGACGTGCATTGGATTTATCAAAGTTATCTTCAATCAGGAAACCAGTAAATAAGACGCCTTGCGTGTTGTAGTCAGTAACTCTGACCTGAGAGCGATAAGGAAATACAAGGTTTCCATCATAATCAAGAATGGTAAACTGGCATCGCCATGCTTCATTTTCTTTGTACGTGATATGAAAAGTATCCTCATTAAAGACAACAGGCACTCCTCCAACCGTGATTTGAAAGGATGTGCCAGCCATGACAGGCACGTAACCGTCTAAACGCGCGTGGCGGCCATATAAAGCCCAACTCTGGGGAAGGCCTGTATTAGCTGAAAGGTCATAGTGATCTGGCCCAACTAAGTAACCCAAATTCCATACCACATAGCTAACCGTCCCTGCTTGATCGCCTCCAATACACGAATCTATCGTGATGGTTCGAGCGGTTTTATTCCAGTGCTTAACAGTGTTTGTTAAGCCTAGTACCACACTGAAATAATTATAGGCAGTATCAGCTAAACTATGATCTTCATCTCCAAACCCTAATGCTGAAATAGCATCGTTATTAGCATGGTTCTGTTGAGCAGTCACGCTCTTGACAGGCAGTGAAGTACCGCTTGAAGTATCAGTGAGCACTACATAGTTCTCAGTGCCAGACACGGCTATAATCGTTCCTGCTATGATCGTTTGTCCTGAAATGGCTGTATGCAAGGCAAGCGCAGTTATCGTTGCGCCTGCTGTGATTGTTCCATTCAAAGTATTAGAAAAAGCAGGGAAAACTTGATCCCCTTGTGATTGCTGGTTGCCAAATTCGTTGTTTACCAGGGGCTTATTAATGTTGTACGTAGTCATGATAGACCGCATAGTTGCGAGATAGACACAATCCTGAGTTGAGTAGGTTTTGTAAGCAGGCAAATCATTATGAGGCAAGGTAAATACTTGATACCACCATGACGGATCTGTGAGACCTCCCACTACATCGTTAATATGTGTCAATCCCCCTGCCTGAATGAGATGTGACGTATCAGCGGCATAGAGCGTGTTACACATCGTCCCATAGAACAAAGCGAGTGCATCACAATCTGCTTGATTTGCAGGTACAAATGGCTCTCCTAATATAGAGTACCAACAGATGGAAGTAGCGGTATTCCTAAAGTGATAGCCTACAAACGTTATCCAATCATGCCAATTGGCAGCTACCGTCCAATCAATTGCATTAGCTATCAGCACGTTCTTATAGGCGCTAATGTCCATTTGAATGAACATTCCGAGTTGTTGCGCTCTGGTCACGCAATAGTCGATATTGGCCCAGAGTTGAGGCCAGTCAAATGCTGTGATGTTAGAACCGTCCCAGTAGTCTGTTATCCTAATCATGCCGATGCCGTTGTTATAGGCTTGTGTGAAAAGATCATCTAATACCGCCCTGGCATCGGTATGTAACCAGGTATTAGCCCCTCCCTGAGTAGCTAGGTAGATAGTCGTTCCATAGAGCTTGATTTGTTGCCCTCTATAGATCAAATGCGGCCCTGATGTACTCATAAAGTCAGTGCTTGCGATAGTTTGCACGTAAGGATTGGCAAGAGCCGCTCCACACACGCTAGAAGTCATCGGGATAACTCTATGTGGACTTCCTGATGTTGCGCTGGCCATCGGGATAACACGTTGGAAAGAGAGGGCAGAGGCCATAGAGATAGTACGCGTGAATGTGCCCTGTAGTGCCGATGCCATAGGAATGAGACGCGATGGAGCCATGCCAGGAGCAGTTATCTGGCCGTTGGCATTGCCTTGTGTGCTTGAAGAAGAGAAGTTGAGACGTAGCTTTGTGCCTGCTGGATTGGAATTGGCCGTGATGTTTGCCAGCGTATCAAAGACGATATAATCATCTGGCCCGCCTGCAATCACACCTAAACCCGCCGCGCTAAATACAAAGTTTGTTGAAGTTGACGTGATGGTATTTCCGTTTAAGCGCAACACTCCATACTTGGTAGCAACTTTGGTAACACTGTTCCATACCCACACTCTTACTAACAAATCGGCTGTGATATTGCCTGTACCATTAATCACTGTTGCTCTTAAAGTAGGAGTCCAATTGCCATTTAAGATCGCTTGATTACCAAGTGCAACGGGCCAGATATTGCCTTTATTGGAAAATGGAACAAGAGGTTCAGAAGCGTATGCAGGCCAGGGGGAAAGTGCTTGATTTGGGTAGCATTCCCCATAGCCTGTATATCCATCAATCGGCGTATCTTGCCCTACCTGAGAACCGCCCGATGCCGTACTCACATCATTAAATGTTGCAAGCAGAGCAGGTGAGGTATCAAGTACCTTGCCCAAATAAAACGTGATTGAAGAGGGAGGAGAGGGAGGAGCTGACGTAGGCCCAAACCCATTAGGAACTGGTTTCGCCGCCCACGTTGCCCCGTTCGATGTCAAGAAGTTCTGAATCGCCGTAAATGCTTTGAACCGCTTAAATCCACCGCCTGAGACAGCACAGGCAATGGCTTTGACTTGCCCTGTATAGTTACTTGTCGCATTTGGAGCATTATAATTGATCGTGAAGATATCGATGTGTTGCGCTCCGTGGTTCATAGCCGTGGCTAAGGCTCCAATGCCTGAGCCATCGGCATTTGCAGCGTAGTACGTTGATTGCGTTGCTTCTAAGCTCGCCTCTTGCGCTGTTTGCCCACTGCCAGCAGTTGCCGCACATGGCCCGTCCGCTCCAAATTCTGTCATCCAGATAGGAGTGAGTGTATCATTGTAGAAAGCCTGAACTGCCTTGATATCTATTAATTCCTGGTCAACTCCGTACTGTGCCAGTGTGACATTTTGCGCTGGGTAAGAGTAGTTATGGAAGTTCAGGTAGTCGAGCATCTGCACGCCTAAGCCACTGTTGTAGCCAATGACGCTTGACCCGTTGCCAGTTGGGTTGAATGTGCTGTATAAGGGATTTGAAAGATCATAATTTGGATTGTAGAACGTATTGACCACGTACTTGACATGCGCTTGTTGCTGCCACCATAAACCCCAACAGCCAATCCTGGCCTGAAAGTTGCCTGATGGATTCCATCCGCCGCCACCACTCGCTACTGATGCTCTCATAGCAGGGACGACTTGCTTCAAGTAGTACACATATCTCAGGGGGTTGCGACAATCGGCATTCGTGCCTGCATAGACATCAAACTCTTCATTGCCAATTTCGATACAATCAACTTGAAGTTTCTTGCCAGAACCATCATTGGCTATGGCGTTCTTGGAGTTTCCATCGCCACTATAGCGTTGACATAAGGCTATTGCTAAGGTTTTATAGGTATTGACCGATGAAAAATAGTGAGGGTTGGTATTTGAACCACAAGGCGCGGGGTTATTGTTGGTAGGGCTGTCACCCTTGTACCCACGTGCTATCAAAGTAACCCTGATGCCATGCTGATTGGCGGCTTGCACAAGCGCGTCAAGCCCTCCCCAGTTAAAAGAGCCAGGAGTGGGCATGAAAGAGGCAGTCACGATATTCAAGCGTACACGAGAGATACCAAGCGCAGCTATATCCGTCCAGGCTTGCGAGGCGAGGGGTTGGATACTGGAATAATTATTAAAGCCGAGGGTTGTACCTAACGGCCCGTCAGCTACAAATGTCCAATCATGAATTGTTGGCATTGCTACTCCCTACCCTACCTAAACCGCCTGTAAATCATCTGTCAAAAGTGTGCTTCCATCAGGAAATACAAAGAGGTAACACGCGCTTTCTCCCCGTTTCCAGCCAATACAATGCACGGTATTGCGCTCTCCTATGCCAGTTAGCGCAATGTACCGCCGCCTGAAAAACACAGGTTTGACATCCTCTTTATGTGGCAAAGCTACACAGGCTACTGCTTTCAGGAAATCATGCAGTTCAATGCCGATAACCTTTTTATCTTCAATCTCAGCAAAGCCTCTTCCATCTGGCCTTGCGTCGTCAAATTCATCGGTATAGGTGTCATCCTGGTAGATGACACGCCATGTATAAATATCATCCATGTGCTATAATCCTCATTGAAAGGAATAAAAGATATGACGCAAATGAGTAAAGAGGCCATGAAGCAAAAACTCCAGGAAGAACGCAATACGCACTTTCAAGGTTTTGCGAAATTGCTGATAGATGAATTGATAGATCAAGGATTCGCTCATCCAACTTCGATGCATCACGATGAAAAGTTTTATCATACACTTGTCACTCAACGCGCCTATGATCTTATAGATCATGCGTTCAGTGAAACCAAAGCAGGATATCATTATCCTGAATACGTGCCAGATTTGACTGAATTGCCTCATAAACACATGTAACCTTATCTATTAAGCCTCATCGTAGCTGAGAACAAGTGATGGAGTTGTTGCGCTTGTACTGGCCCCCGCCGTATAGGTGTTATCAATCCCCTCTACACACACAGCCATTGTCCCATTCGGCCCTGATGCACTTGTGACATGACTGGTATTATCGTACTGAGCAGTTGAAGTTGTCATAAGCGTATAACCCGCAGGGGTAGCACCATTAGAACCTGAATCAGTTGGCTTATTTCCACTAGCTGATTGAGCATAACTGGCAACGGCAAGAGCTTTCCAGAACAATTGCATACCAGTAGCCGCCGCGCCTGACATGTTGATACGCCTATTCGTGATTGCTGTTGTTCCTGTCACTGTTACTGCAAGTACAAAGTTCTTGATGTATGAGAAATTGGTTCCTGTAGTTGTGGGGATCGGCGTTGGAGTTGTACCCACTAGTGAATCTTCGCGATTGAAGACTCCCCCACTTTCAGCATTTGCCCATGAAACGCTAGAGCCTGTTCCTATTTGCGCCTGACATGTTGCAGCACCCATATCTACTTACCTCTTTCTATTTTAAACTCAACCATTTCTATAATTCCCTTGTATCCTGATTTCTTTTGCTTGTCTCACACCTAAAGCTTGCATCATATTTCTGCTATCCAATTGGACGGTGATATTCATGGTCTTATCGCTTCCACTGATTGCCCCTGACAACCCAAACGCGCCTTTACTTGTTGGATTGATACCGTGAGGTAAGATCGATGCGCCTTGAGGCACATACATCTTTTCAGGCCCACGCTCTCCCACATCATACCAACCACCAATAGGATTGTTCGTCACGCCTGATGCAAAACCATGCCCAATCACAGGCCCGCCTGTATTGAGGTAGTTTGTGCTGACGTTTTGGTACGTATTGACATAGGCATTCCAGGTACTACTTCCATTGAGCGCAAGCAATTTGTTGCGCGTTTGATCGGCAGTATTGCCAGCTGCTGCAACACTACCCGCATTGACGAGAGGATAATACGGCCCATTCATCGCAAGCAACTTCTTGCGTGTCTGGTCTGCCGTATTGCCTGATGCTGCGATACTGCTCACATTGACAACGGGATAGTACGGCCCATTCGTGGCAAGAAGTTTCTTGCGTGTAAGATCGGCATCTAACCCAAGTTTCACAACAGCGGCATTGTCAACACTCGTCTTGAGAGGATTATTGAGTTGTTTTAATCGCGTAACTGTCTGGTCGGCTGTCTGTGCAACCTTTCCAAAGTCGCCAACGACTTTTGCCGTATTGCGGTCAACTGATTGCGCCCACGCACTCTGCTCTTTGTCCGTCGCGGTCATCATAGTAGTAACACTACGCTGGACGGATTGCGACCATTGCGATTGTATTTTGTCGTTTGCGGTCGTCATATCACTCACACCACGTTCAACGGATTGCGCCCACTGGCTTTGCACAGCCAACCCATCTGCGACGATTTGCTTACGTGCATTAATGGCCTGTTGTTCATACTGTTTCCAGGTAATGCCCGTCGTGCCAAGCCATTTGATGTAATCTTGCGAAACCTGATCAAGTGCATACCTTGTGGCATCTGCAGATTTCTTCGCCGCGGCGGCGGCATCGTCAGCAGCTTTCTTAGCATCGGCGGCTTGCTGATTCATCTGTTGCCACCAATTACCAATAAAGCCTGTGTTCTGTCCATTGCCAGTCGGCCCTGAGCCTGCATTTTTAATACCTGTGATCGTATCAATAATATTGCTTCGATTATCTACCAAATACTTAGCTGCAAGTGTCAATGGCGCAAAAGCTACAGCTATACCAGCAAGCGAAAAACTCATGCCTGCAGATGCGGTTGCGGTTGCTGCTGCTGTCTCGGTAGTGGCTGTTCCCACACTCGTTACCGCACTTTGAACAAGGAATAAATTTGAAAGCATTCCAGGTACAGAGGCAATGAAACTTGCCATACTCTCAACAAGAAGTGCAATTTTCACCGCTGCTACAGCTACAGCTAACCCTATCAATGCATCCCTTAGTAACGTTGCACCTACTGAACTTCCCTGCAAGAACGTGATAATAGGTGAGCCATTCTTAACAATATAATCAAGATTGTTGACGAAAGGAATAAGACCGTGCTGTACTATGTCCGTGAGAACAGGAAGCATTTTTGCACCAAGATCAATCAACACGACATTCAACGTGGCATGAAGTTCATCCATCTTTTGATTGAAGTCACCTTGAACCATTGCCCACCCTTGCACGTCCTTACCACTATTACGGAAAGCATCGGATGCTGCCTTGGTATCTGCTACTAAGGTATTCATGTTTTGACCCATGAGTTCAAGACCTGCTATACCTGACTTTGAGCCTCCGAGAATAGTAGCAATAGCCCTGTTATACTCAACTGAGCCAGGTACAAAGTGCTGTGCAACGGCATTCTGGATCATCTGCAATGCAGCAGGTAGTGATGTTTGCATAGTTTGAGCAAGCTTGATACTATCAATACCCATTGCTGACATCTCTTTTTGTGCTGTACTCGCAGGATTAGCAAGCATCTTCAACATCATGGCAAGATGCGTACCTGCTATTGAACCCTTATCCCCTGCTATTGCCATAGTAGAAAGAGCGCCTTCTACATCGGCTAATGGAACGTGCAAAGCACCTGCAACAGGTAAAACAGTCTTCATGGATTCGTTGAGATTATCCATGGTCATCTTGCCATTTTGCACAGTGACGATGAGGGAGTTCATAACTGGCGTAGACTGCCCTGCCGTCAAATTAAAATCATGCAGTGAGGTTGTGAGAATATCAGCGGTTTGGGTTAAATCAGCATGAGCTACCTTTGCCCCCTCTGCCGCAATCGTTTCTACTTGCAAGCCCTGGGCACCGTGATAGCCCGCGCTCTCTACTAGAAACATGGACTTGACGAGTGCATCGGTTGAAGTGCCTGTAGCTACCGAGATATCAAGGAGTCCCTGACGAACTAAGCCAAGGTTCTTGACGCTTTCACCTGCGCCTGTTACCAGGGTAGTGGTTGCGCTTTGATAATCACCGGCCATCTTGACAGCCGCTACGCCTGCTGCAATCGCACCAACACCGATAGCGGCCATACCAACGCCTAATGGCCCTAAATCTCTTGCAAGTCCCTGAATCACAGAAGAGGCTTGATTTTGCGCCGTTATCATGATGGCTAAGGAAATATCACCCGCGCCCATATGCTACTTTATCCCTACTACTTCTGCCTACGCATCGACCTCTGCGTCTTTTTCTGCCTGTGCTTCATGCCTTGCGATAATACGGCATCGCTGCTCTACAGCCTCTTCCAATGGAGCTAGAAGATATTCCGTCCTGGAACCAAACACGTCCCACAGCTCTGCTTTGATAATCGCCTCTGGGACTACTTCACCACGTCCAAGCGCGTTTTTGTATGCCCGTTTGCAGAGGCTAAAAAATCCTTTTGCTGCTCTACATTCATGACTTTGGTTGCCAATTTGTCACAAATTTCGAACAGAGGAATAGTGTACTCAGTTGGCAGTTCACGTATGGTATCAATGTTGACGTCAACCACATTGCCATTCCTGGCAAGCGTCCATCTGACTATCATCTGCTCTAACATCACATTGCGACCGCTACCAGAGAACAAAGCAAACGTATTATCAGGCCCGACGCCACTCGAAGCATTGGTTATCTCTTCCTGCATTCCGGCTGTTAGCTTGCCTCGTAGCGTAATTTGTTCGTGTGCTTCCCATCCCCATTTTTCACGAAAAGCTTTTGCCTCTTCTGGCTTTTCATCGTTTGGAACAAGAATATCTTTTGCTCTATCAAATGCGCCCATGTATTGCTCTCCTTTTATACTTTTTCTATCCAGTGCCAGGTATGATGTTTTGTGCCTTCAGGGTCATAATGTGCTGATGTTGCCCAGAATACTCCTTGCTCAGAGACATTCCCAGAAACCACACCTTTATCATTTGAGCCATCGGAAAACACCATAAGGTTAGCAAGTCCAGCCTCTTTCCCATATGGCCCAAACACCCGAACAACTATCGCTGCTCTATGTTGCCCATTTGAAAGCACATAATGGACAATCCTACCCCTCAGTAAGTCCTTCCATGAAATCTCCTTTTAGCTTGTGTAATTAGGTGGCTGCCTCGTGATAATTTGCACTGAGTAGCTTCCTGCTATGCCGGCATCGTATTCTGTTCGTAGTGCTGGCTTTGCAAACACATTGCCAACGCTTGTTTGCGCTTCCTGTCCATACATACCGTCGTATCTTACTGGCAAAGTCCATTGCCAGCCTTTATAGTACGCAGTTCCGCCTGTAGTCCCGATATACTCCCCAACAGTTTTGACAACAAGATATTGTTTCAAGTTTTGCCTGAATTGCTCATTTTGCAGGAGGTCAATAATGTCATAGGTTGCACTTACAGTACATTCATACTTCCCGCTATAAGCACGTGTGAATGCTTGCGTATTGTTGAATGTCCAATGCCTATCGTCAGGAGTATTAATCATGATCTTCAACTCTTGTTCAGGATCTGTGAATACTGTTGTGCCTGCCGTTCCATTGATGTTGTCGATGTAGACCTGCGTTTGCCAGCCAGCCAGGGGAATGTCACCAAGAGGAATACCTAAGCTTGTAACTCGTGAAGTCTGTAAAGGCGTGGTAGTTCTATCGCCAATGGCCAGTTTATCCTGAGCAAAACCTGAAAGACTCAGAAGAGCTTCGCCTTTCGTATTCACAGCAAATGAACCATTTGAAGCAAAGCTAAAGGGATGTATCCAGGAAGCTGAACCATCAAAGTGTTCTATCGCTGCTGTTTGCTTGGTCGCTTCACTGGTAACAGTCCCTTTCCATCCAAACACGCCTGTTATCACAACCGTTGTGGCATTGGTAGAGCCGCCAATTGTGGTTATGGCACTATAGACGTTCGCTGAGTAGTACGTACCATTGCCAGTTGGAGTGATGGTTTCATTCACCGTCAAGCCATACTGTGTTCCTGTAATGGTGATAGCCGCGCCTGATGCATAGGTTGAGAACACACATATCAGCTTCATGCCTGGCGCGGTAGGTTGATTGGCTATGGTCAAACTTGCTACGATGGTTGCACTTGCTACTATTGAGAGTGGTGAAGCTGGCAGTGTTGTCCATGAGGGAGGACTACCTAGCATCAGGTAAATCCAGTACATCGACAAGTCACCATAGAAATTGCTATCCAGATTGTCTATGGTGCAATCCTTATATTGAGCTATCAAACGCTTGTCACGCGCCTGTGAACCACTAAACTCATTCGGGCTGTATTGTGGCTGTTTAGGAGTTGATTTGAATACCTCAACTGGAATATTGTACTTCGCTGCCTGAACACCTTTGACGGTCAGGGTAGCACCTGTTACCCCACCTGTAGTGGTGACATTGGTGATAGCTGTGTAGTTATTCATTGAAACATATTCAAATGAGTAACCCGTTTGCGATTGTGTTTGCTGAGTGGTTGGAGCCGCTACTGTGACCGTTTCTGTGTTGTTCGGGCTACCAGTTCCGTTAATGGTAAAACTTCCTGAAGTCAACCAGGCATTTAAAATTATGTGTAATTTCATACCTGTTGAGCCACTTGGCGCGGTTATGCCTGTGTTGGTTGCGATTGCTGTTACGGGGGCAAGTAGCGTGACTTCTCCACTAGTTCCCTCTATCATTATCCCACATGTGCCTTTAATCGATGTTGGTGTTAACGGCATCTTCTTCTACCTATCCTCTCTTAATGTGTGTTACGAACTAATTTTCAGTTCCATCGGTTTGTTGTTCTTGTTCTAATGGTTGCTCTTGTTCCAAGGCAGGGGGTTGTACTTCCTCTGCTACAGGTTCTATGGTTGATTCAAGGACTACAGTTTCCTGTCCTCTTGAAAGCTGATTGACATTCACACTTCCATCCTCATCAACTTCTACCTGGCAATGTGAGAACATACCAGGAACACCTGGAATAGTGCCTGCTTGATCGTAAAAAATATAGACTTGACTCATGATTGAATTCCTCCTTGCACTTGCCACTCTTGTTTGGTTTCGAGTATGGCTAGATGCGCTCTGAGCCATTGCCCTGAGCGTTGCACTCTGAAAAATTTCATATTTGGCTTTAACATGACTTGAAAAAGATTGGAAACACTGCCGCCTAAAGTAGCATGTTGCTGAAATGGATACACTACCGCATCCCTTACTGAATAGATTTGTTGTGCATGGGCAGGGGTATCAAGAGCACACAGAGACAGAACAAACCACGTTTGGCAATCCCATATGCGCCCTCCAAACCCTCTGCGTTCGCTGTCATCGGTGTCACCGTAAACCTCACAGCACACTCCCCCGCTTGCTGTTAGGTCAATCACGTCTTTAATGGCTTCAAGTTGAGCCAAGGTATAGACAATGGTTGACGTGCCAGGATACACAAGAACCGACATATAACTTGCGATTTGTTGCCCTATTAATAAAGTGTTGGCATTTGCTGTACCTGGCATGTGCTATATCCCCTCCACTCTTGCAATCACATTTTCTATTGCAAGCATCATTTTTTCTTCTATCAATGCTCTATCCTCATCTAAAGCAGGTTGCATGTATGGCTCTGCAGGCCAGTAGGGAAATGTACGGCCTAGCGAGTCAGTCATGCCACTAAAGCCATATTCTAGTCGTCTTCCTTGTGGCACTCCTACCGTGATAGCCACTTCACTCGGACTTACCATAGTAAAGCCAATGCTATCGGCTGTTGGCCCTGTCGGATTCTGAAATGCCGTCCAGGTATTGACCTTGGCAGTTGTCGAAACTAGCTGCCCTATCCAATCTAAGGTGTCATATATCTCAACATCTAACAGTCCACCCATAGCCTCTAATTCTGCTATTTTGCTAAGTGAACTGGCATCCCAACTCAGTGCAAACATGCTAGGTTCCTATCACTCTGTCAACTACAAATTCAACATGAGAGTCTGGGAAAGCTTCAGGATCACCAATTATCCTGTACACAGTATTCGTTCCTGTTTTCGGATCGGTGTTCGTTGTATCTGTTAATTTATCCCCTTGCAACAGCGTCAATCCTCCCCAGGTAAACCCGTTATATCTGAAATATGGCCCCTCACCACCACTAGCACCGCCATAAGCGTGTGCTTCCTGTATGCTCATCAGGTCTAACTGCACAGAGATAGCAGTAGAGCCTATTGGTACACTCGCACGTGTCACATTGGCAGTGATATAAATGCTCAACTACTCAAAAGCTCCTTAATCGTCAGTTATGGCAAAGGTTACTGGGCTATACACTGTTTTATCGGCTGTTGTTCCTGACGGTGGGAATAACCCCTCGACTATCAATGTGCCACTGAACACGGATGCTACATCTGTAACAGATGGTTTGTAGAGTACCATTGCAGGATAGACAGTTCGTATTGCAAATGTTCCTGTGCCTGTTCTGTCAACCCCGCCATCTGAGCGAAAAACTAAGCTCAATTTAGTAACATCTATTCCGGTTAAATCATCATGGCCTGTGTCGGTATCAAGTGGAATAGCCCAACCTGGAAACGTTTGCCCTTTATAGACTGGCTGATAGACCATTTATGATTGCCTCCTTATTGCTGTTGGTAAAATGACCATATCACGCCGCGCCGTTGTTCCAAGTTGATAATGGTTCTGAATTTGTGCATAGGACAAGGCATAATTGTAGATTGCCAGTTCGTCTATTGCGCCTGGAAAATAATCGCCCGCTGCGCCTGCGTCACGGCCTATCGAAATAGGATGTGTCGCTGTGCCAATCGTGCCTGTTAATGCTTGCGTTTGGTTATCTTGCACGCCATTCACAAAAATTCTGACAGTCCCTCCATCATATAGAAGCGTGATAAATTTCCAGATATTGGCGGCCATTGTGCCAGTTCCAAACGCTGCTACTCCCGCTGTTGTACCATTGCCTACATCAAAGAAACCTGATTGGCCTGTATTTACTGCAGCCAGGATGAAGCTAAAGCCAATATGGTTGGTTGTGACACTATCTTCGTTGGCAATCACACGCGGGCCTCCGCTATAGCTAGCAGTTGAAAGATAGAGCCACATTTCAATAGTCAGTGCGCTCCAACCATCGGTTTTCAAGGTTGTTGGAAGTTGCATCCATCCCGATGTGCCATTCAGCAAAATAGATGTGTCGGTATCGTTTGCCATTGCCCCTGTATTCTTGAGCGTGTAGCCTCCATAGAGCGCAGCGTTGTTCTGATTAGGAGAACTGTCAAGCGCAATAATGCCTGTTTGCTCTCCCATCCTAAGATATGCCTGTGGATTGTCTGCAAGAATAAGTGACCTGTGATTGCTCAGATTTGACCCACGCCTAGTAGCAGTTGGTAAAAGTATATACGGTTGATAGAATGTGATAAGATTCTGTAAGGCATAGTATTGCGCTTTAGGAGTAGCGGTAGCAGTATCAATCATGTCAAGTGCGCCCTTGGTTCCACTCAGATATGTCCCTGCGTTGCTTGCGGCATCAAAACAACTAGCAAGCGCACAGCCCCCTGCAATCAGTGCTAAAACGCCTTGCTGAAACCACGTTGAAACGAACGTGCCATCTTTCATGTATTCAGGTACAGGATTGCCTGGATTGATGTTCCACTCCGTGACACACAGAGGCAGTTCACGACCAAGGATACTAATACAAAGCGTACGTGTTGAGTTGAGATCAGTTGTCATCTGGTTGATGGTTGAAGAAAGTAAGGCTACTCCCTCATCTGTCGTAAAATAAGCAGGATATTCATGAAATGAAAGTGCATCAGGATACACGCCACTGGTAACAACTCCATTCAGGAATGTTGTCATGTAGGTACTATTCGGCCCGGCCGTGACCGGCCCGATGAACTTAGCATTTGCGTTGATACTGCGTAGGTTAGGTACCTGTGCATTCCAGTTCGTGACGTAGGTTGAGGCAGAAACAGGAAACGGCTCGCCGCTATTATCAGGTTCATTGCCAAACTCATACATGAGACAATTAGCACCGAAATAGGTTACGACATGCGCATTCCAGGTTGAACTTGCTGTATTAGGAAGCACAATCAGCATAGGGCATCCACACGCCTGTGCTGTTGCCAGCCGTGTCGCCAGTACCCCGTCACTACTACCGTCAGGGATATAGGAACGCAACACCGTAAAGCCAGCCACTTTGACAAGTGCCTGAATCGCTGGCGTATTGCCAATGTTAGTGCTTGGCGGTGAGAACTCCGTCGTATCCTCTGTACCAAAGAGATAAGAAGATACGTCGTTTTTCCACAATTGTTGACCTGGCAAGAGCGCATAATTGACTGGCATGCTTGTTTCTTACTTACCTCCTACGTTATACTTTTCTCATGAGAAAACTTCTAAGCGCGCTAAAAGATTTCTTTGAACAACTTGCTATCGCCTTTGGCGGCCCTGACCGCTAGAACTCTACCCAGAACACAGCGATTGCACAGCCCCCGCTGCTCGTCGAAGTATCAGCATAAATCGTGAGTCCGTTTGACGCACCCGATGGCAACGTGACTATCTGCCCTTGCTGCAACATTTCAACCTGCGCATCAGTTCCCGCATCACCTGTCCACAGCGTTGTACCTGCAATCGATACCCCACTTGTAGCCGCTGAACGATAGACGGAAAGCACACTTGCAGAACCACCTAATGACATGTTCGCAGGCGTGAGTGCCACGCCATTTGTCCAGCCTGGCCCCACATCAGTCGTTTGAGCAGAAAGCGTGAACGTAGGAGCTGCACCACGGCCAACCGTTAAGACGTTCATGATGCGGTAGATGATCACCGTCTTACTGTTGCCACTCGCGTTGAATACATTCAAACCTTGAATAGCGGTTGTGATCGTCGCCGAGAACGAGACATAGGCTACGTAACCTTTTGCATTACGTATCCAGTTCTGGATGTTCGTTTCCGTCACAAACGGATTTGTGTTCGAGTAGGCACTACTCAGGAGTTGGGTGATATTGCCTGGCTGCGCATTCGTCAAAGCAGGCTGGTCAGTCGCAATGACGATGCGTTGCGTCCCCGCACTCTTGTTGCCTGAATTGGTATCAATGTTTGTACTGCCAACTTTGGCTACAGTAGTGTTTATATCCAATAAAGCATAAGTCAAACCATCTGCACCTGTTACCGTTGACGCAACATGGAGAGGAATGATCTTGCCATTTGCATCATTTACCAGTCCTAAAACTGGATGGAAATTCTCGTCAAGGGGAAGCGAATTATTTCCCATGCCCTACGACCCTCCTATTTATTTTCATAATTTATGCTCATGCAATCCTCGCAAATCTGCCATTGCCTATGCTGGCTAAAGACGTTGAACCGCCTCCGCCCTCATCGCCGTCTGGCTCGTCAGATACTGTTGAAGCAATGAAGGAGGTGAAGTGCAAATGACCAGGATCGCCGTTCTCTTGTCCAATGATGCCGAAACGAGAGCCATAATAGTCGTTAGCAGGGGAGAGTTGATTCCCGTCATTGTCAACGACTTCAACCATCCAGGCTGGCTCTACATCAGTCGCAGCCCATACTTTCGCCTGTAAAAATGGCTCAGCATCACCTATCACTCGGAAACGCAAGCGATAGATAGTATTCTCGATGTACGTAAAGTCAGTTGAGGCAAGCGTGACCGATGTGTCACCTTGGCGGTAGATGCGCAATTCCGGCACTGACGGGTCAACAATGGCTTGATAGCCATAATTCGCATCTTTATACGTCCATTTCGCCTGGTCAATCAGCGTAAAATTCCGAAAAGAACTATCTGGCCCTCTTTGTGCTTCAGTACGTGCCAGGAGCCCAAAGAGGTCGACGGAGAGGTTGACTAGGGGCGATTCGGTAAACAGTTCTACGTCTCCCGCTACCCCTCCCAGCAGATAGTACCCGCCAGTCCCATTGACCTGTCCCGCATTGCTGGTGATCGTCCAATTCGGGACGATAATCGGGGCATCGACCGAATTGAACCCCCATTCATCACCTTCTGCCGAGAAACCCCAAGGCACATGGTCAGCTCTCGTAAAATCTTCCTGTGCCAGTGGCGTTGGACGTGCAACAGAAAACGACGTGAATTTGAGGTGTCCTGTCGTACCATCTTCCTCCCCAAACAAACCATACTGCCCGTCGGATTCGAGTTGCAAGCCATCATTATCACTATAAGAGAGCATCCAATCGGCAGGCTCTGTATCGGTGCTTGCCCAGACCTTCGCGCGTAAACGTGGCTTGATGCGCCCTGTCACGAGAAAACGTAGCTTGTAGATAGTATCGGCAGTAGCCACGAAATCAAGTGTTGCGAGTTCACCTATAAAGGGAGATATATCCGCACGAACGAGCGTCAGTTTTGACTCAGGTGCATTGAGTTTTGCGGCATAGTAGGTTGATGCATCTGAGGCAGAACGGGCTATCAACCCAAAGATATCGTTATCAGGATCAACGATGACCGATTGCGTAGTAAGGTCTACCGTCCCCGCCGTGCCAGAGCCAAGCAGGAAGATACCATTATCCCCGTTGATGCGTCCTGCATTGCTCGTAATCGTCCAATTACCTGTGGCGCTCGTTGCCGTCTCAGCCCAATCGCCTCCGCTAACAGCAGTTCCCCAGTCCGAAGCATTCGTGCGCGTAAAGTCATCGTTGGCAAGTGGCGTTGCTGCATTGAGATCGGTTGCAGTAAACGTGCTAAAAGCAAGATCGGCACGAGCACCATCATACTGGCAAGCTATCAAGCCAAATCGTCCAGCACCGGTGATACGAGCGTTCGTGATGTAAGGGCTGGTATTATCATCTGTCCATTCAAGCGTCCAGCTTCCTGGCTCGGAGTCTAGCACGTCCCATACCTTGACCTGCAAGAGCGGATTTGTGTCGCCTGTCACCCGAAATCGCATAGCATACGTATGACCTGCGGTAAGTACGAAGTCGATATCAGCAGTTGGCCCATAACTATCATTCTCAAACCACACGAGCGGAGGGGTATTCACAAAGGTATGAAATTGGTTGACGGGGGTTCCAACTCTTGCATAATAGAAGTTTTGGCTAGAACTATCCTCGGACGTACCGCCAAAGCGAGCCGCGCATCCGAAGAACGAGACATCAGGACGAGCCATATAGCATTCCGTGTAGACCTCGGTATCCCCCGACGTGACATTCCCAAGCAGCAGCAGTCCGCCATTGAGGATTTGCGAATTTCCATCGCCTAGCCCATAGAAGATCCCAGTGTCATTCTCGATATAGAAATTGTCGATGAAGTTTGCGGCGGCAAATTGCCACACAAACCCACTTGAAGACGTACCCCAAAAGATACTGTCATCCCTGGTAAAATCATCACTTGCAAGTGTACTCATGTCCACGCCTCCACTGTGATACCGCTCTGACCGCCAAAGTCTTGTTGAGCAGGTGTTGAGACATGCAATACCGTACACGCCTTGTCAAAAACCGCCATCTGCTTATCTTGCAGCGTGAATATCTTGTTGCCTGCCGTGACCGATGATTGATCGTAAGCAAAATAGGCCACCGCTCCAGTGTTATTTTGGATGATCTGATGGTACGTTGTCGTTGTACCAGCACCGCCCCATTTGAAGAGCGTATCTGCTCCGCTTGCGTTGGTTTGTGCTGGATTAGAGCCATAGTCAGTGGCAGGTGTACCGAGTTTTCCGCTCACATCAAGCACTGCGTAGGTTTTTCCGTCAGCACCTGTTATTTTAGAGGCAACATGCAGGGGTGTAATCTGGCCTGTTGCATCATCCCAAAGTGCGAGAACAGGTTTATAATTGCTATCCAGAGGAATATCTGTAGTCGATGACATAGCTAGACTATCCTCCTATATTTCCCATCTTTTAAAATGCCCTCGGCCTCTTCCACATTTGGAGATTTTGCACGCTGGCCACTGGAATATCTGAATGAAACTTTGCCTTGCCGTGTCTCTATTGCCCCGCCAGGATTGATAAATTGCTGGAGTAAATCGGCGGCGTAGTGCATACAAGCCTGCTTGACATCATCTGGCACTACCAGATAGCCGCCCAGATAGGTTGTTCTCAGCAAACCTTCAGGCGTTATGACCAAGCCTGTATTGAACCTATACCAACCATCATGACTATTTTGTGCTGTGACGTTACTAGGAAGAGATTGATAGCCATTGGTAAATGAATAGGCGTGTTCTATTCCTGAGATAGAAATAATCGGGCTATTCCTGAGCCATACAACTCTGGTGAGATTGTTAAAATTGATCTTAGGTTGATGTGCCTGCGCTATTTGTGCCTGTTGTGAAACCAAGGATGAACTAAAGCTATCACCGGATGATACCCCGCCAGCTTCAGTCACTTCTTTGTACACACCTACTACACTCTCCCCTACAGCATGGTCAAATTGCGTTGGAGTATCAAGTGTGAGTATGCCAGGATAAGGACTTGTGTAACTAGAAATCTGTACTCCACCTGACTGAATCAAGATTGTTTCCTGGCTTCCCCCACTTCCAATAGTTACTGCTTGTTCATCTTTGTTGTCAAATGTGAGTGTTGAAAGAACAGGAAGTGAAGTTGAGCCTGCTGCAATCGTGGAGTTACTGCTTATGGTAGTGCTACCAATTGCTTGAAGACGACGCTTGCAGAAACCATCCACACGTTCACTGGCTCTAAAAAGCAGTTTCGAGAGAGCGGATGCACTTAAAGCACCTATTGGCCCTGCCATAGAATACCCTAATGGACTTTCAGAAAGCTCTGCACTTGTCAGGTATAGCCGTGGCATTTCGTCTCATTCCCTCAAATCGCTTTTAGTTCGTTGCTCTTGTTCGTATTGGTTGCACTCAGCGGGGGTAGCGAGTCTATAGTTATATGGTTCAGTTTCACAAACTAAAGCCGCTACTCCAGGAGGAAGAGCTCGGAATACCCCCTCCTGGATAACGACTATAATCACATCACTACCAACCAAACTATCCCCCATATTGACCCTCTCCACGTCTGCTAAGGGCTTACTTCCACACGATAGTGGCGTCTACCGTAGCCGTGCCAACGGTAACACTCAAGCCTGTTGTGAATGCTACATCATAGATCAGGCTAAACGGTGCGATAGATGCAGCAAACGCCGCCAGGAGTCCAATAATTGGCGTTGTGTTTGTAATCGCATCGTCAAGTTCAATGGTAGCGGTTGCTGTTGGCTTGTTTACGATAACAGCGTGCAATACCCCAGGCCCAGTCTTAACAAGGGTCGTTGCAGCGGTAGTTACACGGGTATAGTTATACCCACCAATCTGAACAGTTCCTTGCACTCCCAATGAAACAGGCTTGAAGATGGCTACTGCCATTGACCAGGCACGAGAGGTTGTCCAGGTCGCACTTGGCGCAAGTGCGTTGGTACTTCCGAGATAGCCTGACAACGATGCAAACTGGAACAAGCCCGCTGCTGTAGCAGGTTGCTGAGTGCTAGAGTCATAGGTCAAACCTGTGCCTGCTGCAAAATTGGTCACGACGCCTGTGCCTATCGCTACGCCTGCAAAAACTAACGAGTTAGAGACAGAAGCAGCGATATTCGGTGTAGAGCCTGTTGTACCAGTGCCGGTGCTAATGGATGTTTGATCTGGCTGTGACTGTACCTGAGCAATCAAACCGTTCACTTCATAGATTTCTACGGCTATTGAAGCGGCTGTACCTGCATTCGTCACGGTAACAGTATTTGCGCCAGCTAGAATATTGACCGCGAAGAAGATCGCCGTTTCAAAGGTTGTGCTATTAGGTGCATTGATTGCTGATGTATAGGTGTTGCCAAGTGAATCAGCAACAGTCATTGCCGTACCATTACCACAAGCTGCGACAACAACGATCGAATTCCCTGCTGTAACAGGGTTTGCAAAAGCCTTGGCTAGTGTTGCCACTGAACCAGTGCTTACAGCCACTGCCTTTTGTACGATAGACGGCATAGTCTGCGAGATGTTCGCTATAGTTGGAGCGTACTGTTGGCCTGTGATAGGGTCAGTCAGTATGTCTTTCCCGCCCTGTGGCATCACAAGTCCAGTGCCAGGGGAAGTCAACAACCCATTCACAGGCTTGTAATTTCCATCCAAAGGCACTGCATTGTTTGCATTTCCTACTGCCATGTTCGTATCCTCTCTTTCTTTTTGTTAGCTAGTTGGCGCGAACACGGCCAATTTTTGCAGCAAATGCGCCGCTACGAAGTGCAAAGGTTTGATCGCCTATCATGGCGTACTGATTGCTACGCGCGTTGACCTGTGCCAAGGCTTTCATGGTCATTTCATTGACCACTGGCACAACTGCAAATTCAGGACTACGAGGGACAAGGAAGATATCCTCAACGGTTGTTCCAGTTGCCTGTACACGCGGGAATGTCACACCATCCTCTACTGCGTTAGCACCTGAAACTGCAACAGTACACCAGGTTGAGGTTGTATCAGTTGCGCTTGGGGTTATAGGAAGTCCCGTGTCAGTGAAGCTTGTGATAGCCGCGTCCGAGGCATCCTTACCTGAGATAAGTGCATACAAGCTTTCAACGTTGGAAGTATTATCAGAACGGAATAAACGATAACCGAGGATATCAATGGTGTTGCCAAATGCGTCTTTAGGCGTTGGAGTTGTCCAACTAAAGATGATGCTGTTGCCATCAGCATTTGGAGACTTGGAGTACTCAGCGCTAGCGGGGAGTAGACCGTAGCGGGTAACCGCTTCCATACGGTAGTAGTAGGTATGTGCTGCTAGAAGCCCACCTGCTGAACCTGTGTTATTGGAAGTGTTGGTTAAAGAGCCAGTAGCAGTTGTGCTAACGTTTGACATAAAGCTTGAAAGCACAATCGGAATACCTCGGTAGGTTGCAACCTCGATACCAACGTCAGTATAGTTGTCGGATACTGCATTGTTTGGATTGCCGAAGTCGTCACGCGCGAAGATCTTGGTCATGCCAGCGTTGAAACGTTGCTGTTGCACAAACAAGCCATTAAGCCTGGATTGCATTTTACCGCTCATGAGATAGAACCAGTCAGTTCCAAGGTCAGTCGCTGCAACGCCTTTCACGGCATCGATAGCCGAATCCATCATGCTGAGTGACAACAGGTTCGTGCCAGCATCAATTTTGTTGCCTGATGCAACCTGGATATCAAAGCCGTCCCACTGTGGACGCTTCGTGTTCAATGTACCTGTTGCACTCCCGAAGTAGTGAATGATTTCTTCCAACCAGGAATACGACTTACCAGCGGCAGTTAGTTCCAGATCTCGCAAGTTGCCACTTGCTTGAGCGACTTGCTGAGAGAACGCTGGAATATCAAGGTTGACCTGCATGTGCTTGATTGGAAAGTTGCCCTGAGTGTATGAGCCAGTCGTAGCCGCTACTGAACCCGTCCCACTCGTAGGTGGATTCTCAATGGTCATCTGAGCAGCAGGCAGTGCTGTCTGTGCGTTGAAGTAGAAAATGTCCGTTTCCCATGTTTGACGTGGGAGTGCGCGACGCATTGGCGCGTATTTGCGTTGGTCAATGAGCAATAGTTTGTCGATGACCTTATTAATAAGAGGAGCTGCTGTACCGGCAGTGCCGGTTGTGTACGCTTCCCTCAAGTCTTCAAGAGTTGCCATAGTTCTTTCTTCTTCCCTTTCCACATATCCCTTATGTGAATATTTTAAAGTGCGTTAATCCTGGTCGTAGTAGCCAGTTTTCATGAGGTACAAATGCCCAAATTCTTGCAACAGATACGCAGGGTTAATACCATCGGGCAGAGGTTGCGTGCGGTCTGCAAGTTGCGCCCAGTCCTGGCCTTTGAGTTGCTCTTGCAAGTACGAACCTTTGCGATAAATCTTAGGATTGCTTGCAGGTGTGTTCTCTGTAGTAGCACCCTCAACCAGTGACTGACGCTGGCCTTTGGTTACAGGTATAGTAACCTGTTGCTTGATTGCATCAGCGAGCTTGGTATCAAACTCTTCCTGGATTGCTGCAATACGAGCATCAACGATTTCTTGAAGCTTCTCAGCTTCGGATTTAGGAGGCTGTACAGTATGCCCTGCCTCCTCAAGTAGTTTCTTTGCCTCTTCTAAGGTCATTGGCATGTCGTCTTCCTCCTGTGGAATTTCAATAATAGGTTGCTTATGTTCAATCACATCAGGAACAGTTTCCTGAGTAGTAGCGTTTTCTTGATTTGCCTGGGCGTCGTCGCCATCTTGCATATCATCGTTAGAGCATTCGATCCCTAGCACTTCGGCGGCTTTGTCATGCGCCATGTCTAATTGGCTCATAGTGGCTTGCGAGAACTTACGCCCTGATTCTGTTGCTCTCAGCGCGGCTATAATAGCTCGCGCAAATTCAGGAGACATACTAGCCAGAGCGCATGAACGGCCTTGAGCCATTGCGATGTGGTCATGAATCATATGAAGATCATTTTTATTAGCTATCAAAAGGTCATGTGATGTTTCCACATGTGCTGAACTATCTACTGTTGGATATTCCTCTTCTTCAACTTCTTCAAGCAATAAGGATTCAGTTGGAAGCTCAAACACTTCATTGATGTTATAAGGGTTGAGATGGATTTCTTCACCATTAGAATCTTTAAAGCTTTCAAGTGTCACATCTTCAACCGTGACGGTTTCGATACCTGGAATAGTCGTGAAATCAATACCGAGCAAACGCAAACCCTCACCGCTTACTTCTGGCATTCCTCCACTTTTTGATTGCCTCAATTCAGCTCCGGTAGCACGTAGGGAGGTTTTGAGATAGCCATGTTTGGCAAGAGCAGCAGCTTCACGTCCTGTAGTAGTATCTGGCATTTCGATGTTTGCCCATGCGTCACCGCCATGTTTCCAAAGCTTTGTGATCTTGCCTGCCAGCTTCAAGGAATTGTCATTATCCGCTTCACCATGGGAGATATAGCAAGTTAAAGGGTCACTACCAGGAGTTTCTAAGGCTAGTTGTCCACTCTGAACTAGCCTATCAACTGCCTCTTGTGGATACACACGCTTATTGCGAGATTGAGCACCATCTGATAAGAACTTGGTTTTGAATGTGGCTACACGCGCCTTGGGGGTAAATGGAGCGGATTCAGTTGAGGTTTCAGTAAGATCAAGGCTTTCTTTCTTATCGGTAGGATGCCAACTATCAGGCAGTGAAAGCCCTTTTTTCTTAGCTATACGAATAATAGCCACTTTAACTGCATCGGGGTTGTCAGCATGACCAATGAGACGAGCGGCGTTATCAACGTCTTCCTGGTTGCGGATCGGAAAACTCCGCGAAGGCCCCGCAAAATCCTCGTCGGGAATCTGCTTGCGGGTTGATGCGGGTATGTACTCCCTGGTCACGTCTTTTGTTTTTGTGGACATGAATAAAGCCACTCCTACACGGTAATGGCCGTATAGAGTGGCCTATAATTATCTATCACGCTTAGTATAGCGTATACATCAAGGAAAATGCAAGTGTTACATGCCTACAACGATTGCAAGTAGCGGTTTGGTTGCTCTTTCTGCAATCTCAAGATCATTCCAGGCTTTTTCAAGATGTGAACGAGCAATAAAATGTACTTGCTTACATGATCTGCATCGTATCTCAATGCCATTAGAAACTGGCGCAATCAAAGGACGATGCCATGTTGGACAGGTGAAATACTGATTAATCAATCGTAGCATGTCTCAATTCCTCTTTTACCGTGATCTGATAATTGCTATCAGGATGTTCTTTGCCAACGGCTTTAACTTCAATAGAACCATTTTTCAGAAGTGGAGAGAGCACGTTAAATGTCGTAAATCCTGTGTCCTGGTAAAAACGGGCAGTATCACATTCATAAATACCATCTGGCGATTGCAAGCATTGCGTATATATTTTCAAATACAAAGCGATAAGATCAATTGGCATATGCTACTACTCCATACCGATGATTATACAGGCGTTCTAATTGCCTCTTTCTAGCCTTACGCCTTGCTGCAATACTTCTTAGATGTACTTTACGGATTGGATGTGTTGCATGTTTAGAAACATATTGCAAACCATTAAGCATATACATCTCCTTATGCATCCAAGGAGCCATAATAAAGCTATATGGTTCTGATGTTTGTTCAGATTTCACTTGATCTATCATCTTATCAAGCTCAACCCAGTTTATCGGTTCAGTGTGATCGGATGTGGTTGTTTTGAAAAGTTCATTCAATCCCTGAAAGCTCATACTTCCTCTTCTGTAGTCGTACACATCACACGCTGCAAGAATGCATCAAAGTCTGCAAAGGACATACTGGAAATGCTTATCTGCTCTTCAGAACGCAACAATTGATACAAAATCTCAGAGACTTTTTCAAAGACGATGCGTTGCACATCCTCACGTGTGAGACGCCTGTTACTAACATCTAAAATACCGATTTGTGTTCCTGGAAACATAATAGGTTGAGGTTCTTTCTTGTCTATGCTCATCTATTATCCTCACTCAAATCCGGAATATCCTTAGCAAACGTAAATTTCATATTAGATGTGCAATAATCCGCAAAATCGTATAGGCTCTTTGCCAGTACATCATGCGCTACATTTCTAGCCCTGGCATCATAAAATCTCACATTCTCTACACGAAAAGCTGACTCCATGTCTTGCCAGATTTGCGCTGCATAGTGTTTGAAATGCGTATCTTTTGAATACTTCTTCTGTTTTTTCTTACTCATTCAAATGTCTTCCCCCTTGCATATCGCTTCTCTGATGTCATACTGATGCAATAACCACGAAAACGGCTCTGTGTTACTTCCGCGTGATGCAAACCAGAGCCATAAACGCAAGGCATATAAAAGCGTTTCATTCTTTAGATTCTGTAGCTTTTGATAGAAGATTGGCAACATACGCTTTCAGCAATGCGCTTTCATGCTCTTGATGCTCTTGATAGCGTTGTTCGTTTAATCGTTCAGCTTCATCGTGACATTTACACTGATACAAAAAGACTTGCCTATCCAATTCAAGTCGTTCCTGATATCGTAATTCATTCAGCGTTTCGGCTTCATTATGCCATTGCTCTTGCCTCTTTACATCCTCTTCATGCCATTGCTTATTCAGTTCTATCCATTCCTGATTGCGTTTATTGCTTTGCTCTAATGCATTTGCATTGCGCTGAAGCTCATATACAATCCTATCTCCAAAATGCCCTAATTCACTCATTTCTCTTTACTCACTCCCTTGTTCGCTGTTAACTCCCTACAGGTGCTACATGACACCTACAACGATTATGCGCTGGCGCTTGACTGTCACCACTCGGAAACGTGTCACCAATGTTGATAGGCCCAGCATCGGCATTATCTAAACAAATAGGACATGCGCCAGGTTCATTGACCCATTCCACCTGTGCTATGCCTGATGCTTGCAGTTCATTCATAACTGTCTCTTCAACCACACTTTGAACTTCAGTCAGTCCCAAAGTTTCAGCTACGGTGATAGACACATCCTCTAATGCACTTTCAATATCATCTGAACTGGCATCATCTCCCAGGTCATCTACTTTACTGATAAACAAGTCCTTTGCCCAGGAAAGAGCGCGTTGAATCAGATTCTTTGCTCTGTCCAGGAGAGAACTACCTAGTTCAGCACCAATAACAGCCTCTCGACTAGGTAATTCTACGTATTTGGCAGCATACTGCTTGCCGAGTACCTGCGCTTGCTGTAGGTATTCAGCAACATGACGAATAATAACATCATCTATCTGTCTATCTTTAAAAGACTTGCCATCTCGTTGACTCTTGATAATTATAGCTAACAGTGATTCTAATTCTTGTTCGCATTTGAGTTGTTCTGGGATTGGTTGCCTCCATTGTCGGAGGCTTTCACGAAAAAAGAGTGTTGGCTTCCCTCTTCAAGGAATATCTCTTCTACTTCGCATTCACATCCATCATGGCACGGTGCTATTAATGCGCCACTTGGGAATGATTCACCTAATGAAACGATAGCACCAGCGTTCATGCGACAAGCATAACAGGCATTCTTGCCTAACTTCCATTTGAGCTTGACGCGAGATTGGATATCAGTAAGCCGTTGCTGAATGATCGGATCGGCTTGTTGCCATGCGCCTATGCCGAACTGTTGCCGTTTGGTATAAGATACGCTTTCTTTAGGCTGTTCTTGTTCCTTTGGAAGTTCCTCTTTGCTTTCCCCTGCCCGCGTGCCTTGTGCTATCGCTGCGCCTGGCACTTGACCTGCTTTCATAGGAGGTTGTCCATTGTTTTGTTGTCCATTCAGAGCAGGGGCTACAGGGTCAGGATGTTTAGCTTTGTCTGCTTGTGTTTGCGCCAGATCAAGTGCGGCTTTCGAGGTATCAATCTGAACTTGCGCTGCTTGCCTTTGTTCGTCTGCTAGATCATCCAATCGTTCAAGAGGTATGATCTCACGACCTGAAATAATGGTAGGGGTATCGCCTGTCTCTGGATAGGGAGCCTTACCTGAATCAATGCGTTCCTGATTTGGGGTTGAAAGGCCATTCTGAATACGCTTTGATTGTACTTCGGATATCTCAACATCACTGCGATAGTCAGCATACTTGGTTGTGACAACCCAATCGGTGATGCCAAATGCCCCTACAACAATCCGCCGATTGAGCTTTTCGAGTATCAATTGTTTGAGAGGGTCAACGGTATTGTTCCTGAGTGCCTTGTCTTGATCTTCCCCTGTGCCACTGCCAATGTTACCGCTTTCGATAATGCCGATACACGCTGGAGGGACACCATAGCCTGCTAGTACCTCTTCACGCGTGAATAAGCGACCTTTGCCAAAGTCAACATCAATTGAGCCTTTGCCGTATTCATTAATCTCAGCTCCGCCGTAGGCAATTTGTGGGGTATGTGCATTTTGCGCGCCTGTATAGTTCTCTTTGTAGAATTTGAGGTATTGACGAGCATCATCTATATCACTGTCGTCCCCTAGCTTAATCCAAGTACTAGGTCGAGTACCTTTCTTAAAGAACATGTGTACCCAGTCAACCATGCTCTTATCGGCATAGGTTGGATTGACCATCTTTTCAATGGGACTAAAGGCTACTTTGCGAGCGCGTTTAGAGGGAAACCACCATCTGATAATCTGTTCAGGTTTGAACTTGACTGTTCTATTTGATTTGACAAGCGTTTGTGTGTAGCCAGTGATGTTCCCATGTTCGTCTAATTCATAGGTCATCGTGATACAATCAATTGAGACGAGCTGCGCTGGCAGTCCATCACTACCCAGGATGATTTCAGCGTATGCTTCGCCATAGATATCAAGGTCATCTGCTGCCCCACGGAGGAATTGTAGAAAGTCTTCATCGTCGTTGATATCCAACAAGAACTTTTTAAGGATGTCTTTATTCGCTTCTTGCCCTTTGCCCTCTTCCACTTCTTCTAAATGCCAGCCGCCCGATGTGAAACGTTTCGAGATGACATCGACACAGGATGATACCCACGTGTTACCAACATAGACGCTATAGAGCGTTTCCTTACGTTCAGCTTCTGTTAAAGGACGTTGAGCTTGTATCTGGAGAGCTTCATTATCATCCCAGTCAAGGGATAAGGATTGTACTTTGCTTCTGAGATTGTTTGAAGCTGATGGAGGAGCAGGTGTTTTGCGGGGACGTGCTTCACCAACCAGGGCAAGATTGCCACGTTGTATGAAGATTTGTTCATTATCCAATGATTGAGATTGTGTAACAAGACGTGGTTTATTTTGTTGATAATTGGAACGTCGGTTTTTCCTGCTCATCTTCCATCATCTCCCTATATATCGATTTACCTTGATGGGAAAAGTCATCTTAGATTTATGTGGTAACATATTGCGTAACGGTGATACCCCCATAAGGTCATTCAGGGTTGCATCCATCATCGTGTGCAATTGCTCATCTGTCATTCCCCATAACCGCTCGGCATCTTCTTTCATAGCGGCCAGTGCTTCATCTTCTGTCATCTCCGGTTGCATGGTATCAGGGTCAAGTCCATACCAACCTGGATGTTTACGATGAAACCAATAGTCAACAAGGCCAACAACAAGCTTGATACGAGCCTGATAAGCCTCATCTTGTTGCTCTATCATCTACTACCTGAATAGTGCGTATGCCGATTGCTCTTCCTGCTCATCTTCCATCTCCTCTTGCTCTCTTGTATCGGTATCAACCATCATGCCACCTATCTGTACTTGACCTACCATCATCTCGGTGAATGCCCAAACGAGTGCATCAAGCCTATCTGGCGACTTCTCACCTGGAACCCATGAGCACATTTGATCTTCGAGGTCAGGGAATGTGCCAACATGATGTATTAAAGATCGTTCATAAAAGCTACTGACTGGCTCTGCTCTGAGTTGTTTCCCCCTGGTAGCACGTACCGATTTATATGAAATAGCTTTGTCGATGTTACGTAACACCGTTTCTACCAAGTCACCGCCATTATTGACCTCTCCTATCACCCTGTCAGCTTCAAGCAGGTAGTAACCTGCTATGACTTCCTTTGCCCACTCGTTAGGGCTTGCAAGCAGTGACCTATCTTGCAGCACATAACCATGATCGTCTATGCCTACGCCCGCTATGACAATACCAGTTTCAGCACTCTCTTCTGTACTTGTCACTGACGGGTCAACCCCAACAACAATACGTTTCAATTCAGGATGTTTATAGACTCGTAACTGCTCAATCATTGCCTCGCGTTTCCACAATGCCCCGTCTACATCCTCAATGACTTCGCCCTCTAATTCTTGCCTGCCTAGCCGTGTACCCTCATATTTACGAGTGATTTCACGGTAGAAACGCTTTGCTAAGTTCCCTTTGTTTTCGCGTGTACTACCACGTGTGACAACGGTTGTTTCGTCTTTTAAAAGAGCCTTTACCGCTTTGGTAGGGCGAGGTGTCATTGTGACCACGCCTTGCGGATTCGCGCCTAACCTCAAACCAAATTGAAGCTGATCCCAGGTTTCATCGTATTGCCAGGTACTTCTCTCATCTGCCCAGAACTTTGTATGCTGTGGCCCTGCCAATTGGTCAGGTTGTTCTGCACTGTAGGTTGTAGCTTGCGCCCCATTCGGCCAGGTCAAACGACGCTTGGATGGTTCATAGTGTGGCTTAAACCAGGGAGGGGATATAGCCAGTATGCCAGACTCACCCTCAACCATGACATCACGAATATCGGCGGCTGTCCTCGCTACAAGCGCAATACGAGCGTTTGGATCTTCCTCGGCCCAGATACGGGTTTGTTCAGCTCCTGTTCGTGTTTTTCCAAACCCACGACCGGCCATGATAACCCATGTTGCCCATGCCCCTGGAGGGGTTAATTGTTTATCCCTAGCCCAGGCTTGCCAGGTAAATTGTAAACGTACTGCTTCATCGTCTGTAAGCGTTGCAATAAATGCGAGCTTTTCGACTTTTGACTTCTTTGAGAAATTGCGATAAAACGCGTATTCTTCAGGATTCATCATCTGGAAGTGTTGCGAGTTTTCCGAGTAATCTATCTTTTGCGCCTGTCAGATCAATTGCGCCACTGTGCTCTGTCTCTGTCTTCTTCACACGCTGGCCTAGTTCGCTGGCAAGATCGGCAAAGGTAGCGCGGTATTCTTTGAACAAGTCAGCATTGAATTGAACAAGATCTACACGTTCAAGCCCTACTGCTTTCACATCTGCAAGCCAGATTTTTGACTCGTCTTCTAAATAGGATTCTAGCTTCTTTGAGAGTTTATCAAGAGCTTCGACACGTCGATGCATGAGAGCATAGCCACTAGTGAGAATACGAGTTATCTCTTCCTGTTCAAGCTTGGATAACTCAGCTTCACGGCGTTTGCGCTCTTCCTGGAATACAGGAGTATTGAGCCAACGATGCGCTGTGACTGGATTAATGCCGACTTCTTTTGAAGCGGCGGTTATGTTCTTGCCAAGTAACAGCAATTGCAAGAAACGCTCTTGATTTCTGGAAAGGGATACATTTTCTTGCATTCTCTAACTCTTCCCCACATCTGAATACACACGTACACTGCTCATGAAGTAAGTATTCACCCACAAGAATACTCATCCACAATATACCGTTTCTTGTGTAAAAAAACAAGAAGAGCTTTCAAAGTGGGGAAAGGATACTACTTTGAAAACTCTTCTTTGCTAAAAACCGCCTATTTCCCGAAGTACGAGTATGAAGGACTGCTTGAAGTATACCGTGTCTGGAGGATGAAAAGCAAGTGTAAAGGAAGTGTAGAAGTGTTGACGAAGTGTCGAAAGTAAAATCTACACTTCCTTATGCTTGAATAGTAGAGCTTCTAAGCTCAAAGAGTATGAAGTGTCGAAATGTAGACGTGATTCTAGCAAAGTTTTTTGAAAATGCCCTCTTTGTGATGCCAGGATTAAAAAATCTAACTGAGATGATCTATCACTCACCTGGAACCTGAAGCACATCAGAATTTCAATCCTGGTAACAAATATGAGTATCCACAAAGCAGGGGCTAGTATCAGATTTCCAGATAGGTGTTATTGTTCAGTTTATTTTTAATAGTTCTCTTCTCACTAAGCAGGGGTTAAAATGATACTAGTACTTTTGTACTATTGCTATACTGTGTTATAGTATATAGTACTAGATACTAAGATACCCCCATAGTTTATTTTTTCATTCAACATATAATATAGAGATAAATACTGTATACACATGAACTGAACAATAGTTTTATGTCTATATGAAATAGCCTCCCTACTGTACCCCTGCCTAGAAATAAAAAAGAACCTCTAAGACATTGCTCTCTTAGAGGTCATGCGCTGGCTGGATTGTAGCGAGGGGCTTACTCGAATGGGCTTTGATAGCCCTCCGCGACAGGGCCAGAATACAAAATGCCAATGCTACTGCCAATTGGTGTTTCGAGATGGGCAACCTCGAAATTGCCCGCGTCCAAATCACCGCCAAGCACATTCGCCGTTGTACCCTCTGGCATTGCTGCCAGAAGATTGCCTAGTTCCTCAAGCGAGGAGATTTCAATTTTTGTCGAAACATTATCCAGGTCGTCCCCCTGGATATTAACATTTGCCATTTTTGTGCCTTTCCGCCCTTTCGGGCTACCTTGTTGTGCGAGGCTGTTACTTTTTCAATTCTTCGCGAATATCAATAGCTGCTTGCTCATGCTTTATGATTTCGACTAGTGCGCTCTCGCCATGGGAGCAACACAGACGCTTTACAATTTTGACTGATAGCGCTTGCTCATTGACATGATGGGTAGCGATGCTTTGCGCTCTTGCTTCTACGCCACGACTGCCAACCATGCCTGCTATGAGCGTGTCCTTGTCGCCGTAGAAATCGACGACTTCAACTAGGAGATATTCCTGGTGTTCATGCGGGCGACCTGCGCCCTGACGCTTGCCTCCCCACTTCTTGAATGCTTCCATATCCTTTTGAGAGGATATAACGAAAACATCTTGCTTTTCCATTATGTCTCCATTTTCTCTAATGCGCTTTTGCGCTCTGCTGTCAGGCCAACTGGCCCGACTTTTGCAACGACGCCAGGAACATTGCGAACTAACTCAAGATCATAATTCCTATACTCGGCATTGCCGATTTTGACGGCGTACATGATGCAATCAAAATGATCGTCATAGACTGGACGAACGCGAACTTCTTGCCCATTGCTGAGTGTCCAGACGAGCGTATTGGCGTTGTTATGAGCGTCCTGCTCGTTGCGCTCTTGCTCGAATTGTGCTTGCTCCATCTCGGTGAAGGACTTCATGTCCTCGATCTCATTGCGACGGTAGGCAACTGGTTTGAAATTCTGACTATACATCTTGTTTTCTCCTTTGTTTCTTTTGTACTTTCTTGGTACACTTGAATGTTAACATATTCAAACTTGATTGTCAAGCATTTTCAAGATGAATTTTCGCAATTTTCAAAAATTCGTAATTATTCGTTTTTTTTCATCTCCACATCGCCAGATAGGACTTATTCACAGAAATGTTGAAAACTATCTGAGAATGTGTACAACTTTCAAAAAGTATCTCAAACCATCCTGGTTTTCAAAAAACTTTGTTCAAAACGCGTCTACATTTCGACACTTCCTATCATTCGTGCTTAGAAGCTGAACCTTTCAAGCTCATTGAAGTGTAGATTTTTGTTTTCAACGTTTTATCTACGTTTACTACACTTCGTTTACGTTTGTTTTTATCTTCCTGAATTGCCTCTTTTACGCCTGTTTGCTTGCTTTTTCTGTATTTGTTAGGTATTCTTTGTGTATTCATAGGTAAAATACGTATCATAAGAGGTATTATGTATCAGGAAGATAATCTCGTGACGCTCCAGGATTATTGTCAATATCTCGGTTGGAATGTTTCCAAGCTTGCCAGGGAAGCAAGAATCACCTGGCGAACGGCCAGTAAAGCCATATTTCAGGATGAATGCTCTAGCCGAACGGCACTCAAGATTGTAGAAGCACTCAGCAAAGCCATGAAGCGAGATATTTACGTAGGTGATCTGGATGGATTGAAAATTCTCTGATGTGTAGTTCTACATTTCGGAAAGGATGAATGAGAACATGATAGCATCACATGATTGGCATAGACGCGCTCTCGTTCGTGTCAAGGAGATGACGATGAAGAGGTCAGTTGACCCGTATCGGGAATATACATTTCATCTTGGTGAAGAGATTGAGATGGTTCAGTGGGGAAGAGCTGACAGGCCTGTTATACGTGATACATGGTGGACAAGCTTTGATATCGATGGAGCGTTTATCATCGAAGCTTCCAAAGTTGAAGTCGTCAAAATTCTTGACGAGAAATTACCATAGCATGTTTGTGTAGTCTGTATTTTTTTGAAAAGAGGGTGTGTATGTTAGTCGAGTATTGTGTGATTTCTTTTACCAATTTGTTCTTGATAGCTGGCGGAGCTGCCATTGTAGTTATTAGCAAGCACACATTAGCACAGTGGCGTTTGAACAAGCCTGCTACTGTCCCTGTTCCAGTTCAGGAAAAATCATGAGGAGGAGGGATAGTATGTTCCTTTCAATTATCTCGACACTTTTCCTATTTGGCTCGGTGACGTTGCTTATTATCGCCATTAGCTATGCGCTTAAGAAGCCTGTAGCACAGCCAAAGCAAGAACCTGATGCACTATGGGTTTTAGGGTTGGAAGAGGCTCTAGCGTCGTTGTAGCGCAGTTTTAGTAGTAGTTTTAGAAATGGTGCTTGTTGCAAAAGGACAAAGCAACAAGCACACAGATGATATGTTCATCTGAAAGAAGTGTAACAGAAAGGGACAAAGACTATGGGAATTTTACGAGCAGCATTAAACTTTATTAACGCTAACTCAGCAGACGACTACTATAATGGTGCTGACTGGGCAGAGACTTTGGAAGAGGTAGATGCTGAAGTTTCGCCGATGCAAGTTGAACACATGTCTGAAGATTTAAGCGACAATCCGAGAGCGTTTTATGATGGATTCCGTGATTATTGGAATAGTGGCCCGAATGTCGAAAAAGAGCCATCATTATGGGATAAACTTTGCGGGAGAGGATAAGTAAAACGTAGTAACAAACTGGCTTGCCATGTACATGGCAAGCCAGTTTAAACACTCCGTAGGATTGATTAACAGAGCGTCACTAGTAGAACGAACTGGAAACGGGGATGTGTGAGTATGAACGAACAAAGAGTTGTATCTGAGAAGAGAGAATACAGAACATCACTACCAATTGAAACATGGCTGGGTTTAGGCGCTATGGTTTTTCTGATTCTCTTTTGTTTGTTTTCTCTTATTCTCTTGAACTGGTATAGCTGGGGTATGCCACTCGCAGCGATGATAGGTATATGTGTCGGGCTACCTATCACCTGGAAAGCAGGCAAAGCCGTACATCTGCATGGCTTGCATCACATCAGCGTGAGGCATCAGCACAAAGACAGCACGCACAGAAGAGATACCGTTAGTCTTGCGTTGCTTCAAGGCTGTTCTGTGCAAGTCAAATATGCTGATGGAAGCGAAATGAATATCATCCATCCACAAGCTGCATTAGCGGCTAATGCCTCCAATACAACTATTAAAGAGCTAAACTGGGGGCATGCCGAGCAAGAGTTACTACCCCCCGCCTTGCCTATAGCCCCGCCATTTAGCTCTGTTGTCTCTCAAATCAGGCCAGGACACCTTTTCTTAGCGCAGGGCACACAAGGCCCTATATGGGGGGATATCACTGATCTACTTTCGACACTTGATGTAGGACGGCCTGGTACCGGCAAATCAACGCTCCTACGTGATGTATGCGGTCAAGTGCTATTAATTGGAGGCAAACCGATTATATTTGACCCTCACGGATCTATCTTAGATGATCTTGGCAGTAGCTTTGAATGTGCCGAATCTCCACGCGATATCATTGACTATGCACACAGTTTAGATGCACATCTCACAAAAAGGTTACGCGCCAGACGTGCGGGGCAAACGCATTTTAAACCTGTTCTTTTATTAGTCGATGAAATGCCAATTATTGCAAGTATGGCTGTGGAAGCACTGCCAGCAATACGCCGTATTGTCTTAGAAGGTCGGAAAGTTGGTATGTTTGCCTTGATATCAGGGCAAGGAGTACCCGCTTCCATCTTGGGTGGTACGCTCGTTCGTGATGCAATGGCAAGCCGCTATGTGTTTTGTACCTCACCACAACAGGCAAGAATGGCTGGACTTGAAAACGATATAGCAAAGTCCATGATGGCAATTTTAGAGAACGCAGGGCCAGGAAAAGCAGTGCTTGCAACCTCAAACCGCAAACCTGAAATCGTCGCAATTCCAGATACAACAACCGATGATATACGCCTGTTGTTTTCCAGAAACATTTCTGGAAATTTCAGAAATCAGGAAGAAATCAGAAACATTTCTGATGATTTCAGAAATGGCGTGAAACCAGACATAGAGCCATTTCAGTATGATATGCCAGAAATTTCTATCGTTGATTCAGTTGAGCGTAGCATACCAGTAGCACTAGAAATCAGAAATGAGATCATCAGACTTCGCAAGCAAGGATTCAATCGTACTGAAATTCGAGATGCCATGCACTTTAGTGGAGAGCAATTCAAGATTATCAAACAGGTTTTAGACGAGGAGGGTTTATAATGCCAGAATTTGAGTTTGCTTTTATCTGTGGTGGTATTGTAGGCACTTTTATCGGTTGGTGGTTTGGCCGTATCTCACTCCTATTGCGTATGCGTCATGATGAGCATACAGGTGTCGATTCTAATTATGATAAGCGTAAGAAAAGATATTTAGGGAAAGGGGACTAGTAGGTATGTTTCGTAGTATTATCCGAGTTGTATTCATTTTCGCATATGGCGCATTTTTGTATGCATCCTTGCGCCATATCGCCTATTTCTTCCACAGTTTTGAGCCTGCATATACTGATTGGACAGGTTCTTATGCGTTAGCTATCAGCATTGATGTCACTGCTTTGATTCTGACTATCGGCATTATGTTTTTTAGAAAAGGCATGTCAGGATGGGCATTAGCAGGTATCTGGCTTTTTATCTTGGGACTTACAGCCTTTTCCTGGATTGTCAATTGGGAATACGCAACACAATTCCAAAGTCAAGATTTGAACCGTGCCGCAGATTTCTACTGGCTCAATCCGATACTTGCAAGTGCCTTTGCATTCTTAAATCTGGCCTATTCAATTGTCGCGGAACTCTTTAATTCTAAGTCAGAATCAGCCGAGGAATTGAAGCAACGCAACGATGAAACAGAGGCAAAATTAACAGAAAAAGTGCGCAAATCTGATCTCAAAAAGCACTCAATTCTGACCTCCATTTCTGACATAAAAGAAGTGGCAAAAGCAGCATTTCAGGAGCCAAAACTGCGGCAAGAATTGAAGCAAAAACCAGAGGAAAATCTTCCTGAAATCTCTCCTGGTTTTGAGATGGAAGAACTCACAAACGAAATCGGTTTTTCAAGCCTTGATATGGCTTCACAAGTCACTCGTCCGCAAAAATATCTTGTCACTTTTGAGGAAGCTGCGCACATCACAGGCTACGCAATTTCAACGCTTAAACAACAATTGAAAGCAGGGGAAATTGAGGCAAATGTAAAAGGTGATAAGTTGAAGATTTCTACTCTCAAAATTAAACCAGGATACTCCATACAACCCCCCGCTCTGTTGTTCGTTCAGGATCAGGAAAGGAAAATTTCATGAAAAAGTTCTGGAATTGGCTTAGAAAACGTGACCATGAAAATGAGTATTTTTGTGGCTTATGTGGCTTTGTTCCTATCTCATCGCCATGTGTGCATTTGAAAGGATAGGAAGCTTAATGACCCTTTGTATCAATCCCAAATGCCGTATTTCTCACTGTACTATTTGCGGTAAATGTCATCAAACTATGTGTAGCATACGTGCTGAGATATGCAGAGGAATACCTATCTATTATCAAAAATCGAACAAGCCACTGGTACGTGTTGCCAGACCAAAGAAAGAGAAACCTTTATGAATCCAAATCAGGAAGATCATAAAAAACCATCTTCCATCACTGAGCGCGATTTAAGAGAACGCTGTATGGTATTAGCGCAGCTCGTCAAAGACTACGACAATTATTTGCATGACCTGAATCCTCACATGTACACATACTACTCTAAGCCAGCGCAATTGCGCCAGAGAGCGCGTGAAGAGGGCATTAGTATTAAGGAACCTCAACCATGATATCTACGCTTTTTATGGCTATCCTGTTCATCCTGGCGTGTTCTGGACTGGGATATGGCATCTATCAGCAAGGCAACGCACAGATAAAAGCAGATGATAAATACTATCAGAAAGTACAGAGCCTGGAAGCGCAAAGAGGCTTGCTTGAAGTGCGTACTATGGAGTCAGAGCAGGAGCTAAAACGCGCCAGGTCACGTATTAGTTTGCTCAATCGGGAGCTTATGGCATTGCGTCCGTCAGGTACACTTATGCGCCGCAATACACGAGTTCTAAGGCAACAATCAAAAGCGCATGAAACAGATCCTGATACCCTGGCCTTATCAAGTTTTCATCTGTATACGCTTGCCGACGGTGATGGCGATTTACCGCCAATGCAGCTTTTGTGATAGATTTTCGCGGGGACTGTAGTTTAAATGGCAAAACACACAACTCCCCCAGGTTGGAGGGTTTGAGAGGAAGAGTGATTCCCTGGAGGTATCTTTCCCTCATTCCAGAGATGCCAGTTCGAATCTGGCCAGCCCCCATTTCGTACTTGCTTGTCGAATAGATGTAGCCAGGAAGATCAATTTGTACGCTCTTCCTGAGACAAAAAGAAAGGAGGGCCGTTGCGGAATGGATGACCCGTAAGGCCGTTGTCCATTCTTTACAATTGAATAGTTAGTTATACGAAACACATGAAAAGTTCAATCAAGCCTATCGTATGTAGGCTTGGAAAGTTACCGCCAAATGTGTGAGTGAGTGTACCGTGTTGGCGTAGCTCTACAGGCTGTGCAGAATACGTTCAGATGAACGACTCCTATTCTCCTTATCGGCAGTCAGAGGAGCTTTCACTCACTCGCACAAAAAAGAGGGAGAGAGCAAGGAACAGCGCATCTTTGGAAGTAAGCGTGTGCGTGACTCGCATCATGCCTTGCTCTTTTCTTCTCTTGTTTCTTATCGTTTTTGTACACGTAGGAAAGGAATTTTAACCATGACAAAAGTAGGTACTGTTTCACTTTCAAGAAGAGCGTTTTCAGAAGAAGCTATGAATAAGCTCCAAGATATTTGCGAGAATCAGGACTTCGGGCAGGGCGTGTTTTGCTCTGTTATCGTTGCTGATGTCCTCTCGAATGAGGAATCAATTGAGAAGTATATCAATCTAGCGCAACAATTCGAGGACGATCAAGCCCCCGCCACAATAGCAGAAATGAAAATGCTGAAAGTACAACTTCGCCAGTATGAAGAAGAATTAGCACAACTGAGAGCATTCAAAGAAACCGCTTTGAATGATGTAGCTGAGTACAGGAACACTGATAACGCCTATCGCCGTTAGACACCACTCCCTCAACGTGACAGGAGGAAGTATTGCCGATGGAAGAACGCAATTTCATCCGCGTAAAACATACAAAAAGAGGGCAGTACAAGTTCCCATGTGCAGCATGCCATAACCGCGCTTGTCCATTGAATCCAAAGACTGTATTGCCCCTGCTCAGTGATATCAATGCTGGAAGTTTGTTTGCCAGCCTGGATAGAATAGGCTTTGAGTGCAAATACCAACCAGTTCCACCACGTGATCTTCCACCCTCTTTTGACCCTGGCTAGTCCTCCCCCACTAGCCAGGGTTTTTCTTGTGTAATTTTTGTATAGCAAGGGAAGGATTTAGTAGTGACAATTGAAGAAAAACTGGCAGTTCTTGAGCAGAAACTACAAGCTATGGAACAAGATCTGCAGATTGCAAACAGAGAAATAAAAACAGCGCGTAGTGTCTTGATTCCTTTTGATGATCGGTTAGCAGCTAGGGGTGGGCCTGCTACAACAGAAGAATTAGCCCGTATTGTCGTTGATCGAATTATTGCCAGCGGAGTGATAGAGGCAGCAAAAGATGTGATGATTGCCGACCTAAAACTCTCTATTGATAAGCTAACTGTCATTCGTGACCAGTCACCAGAGGCGAGGAGCGGTATCGTCAGGATTGATATTCACACGGCTGTAGAGTTCATAGATGGTCATAGTCGGGAACTGGAAACACATCTTGACACACAATGATTTCTTATGGTATGCTATTCAGGCAAGCTAACAAGTAGAGCAATCGAAAGAAAAGCTTACCATTAGAATGCGTAAGCCACGTACCAGCAAGAAGGGATTGCCGTAGGGCTGAATGTTCTAATGCAGGACTATTGGAGAGAGCGCAATCCACAACCAATAGAGCATCCTGAGAGAAGCCTTGAATATGCAAGCTACATATTCAAGGCATTATCATTTTTGGAGGGATTAACGAGGGGATTCGAGCAGGGGTAGTGTGATTGGTTGAGTGAGTTGGGCGAATTGTTCTTGTATGGTTGAGCGGAATTCAGCTTGTTTCATACTGTCTTCCATGCTTGACTCTTCTATTTCTAGCGTCTTTGAAACCTTAGCATCTAACTGTGCGATATCTTGCATAATCGCTTTTGTGTCAAGTCGCTCTTCTTTCAAGCGTCGGCGCAAGCGATTTAAGATCATTTCAATGTCCATAACAGAGGTTGGAGGAAGTCCTGTTTGTCGCTTTTGATTTTTGAGTTTTTGATTTTCATCTGCTGCATGATTGAGTGCTCCGATGTACATGTCTACCGTATCTTGAAGTTTGGCAACGAGCGCATTTAATCTTGTGACTTCTTGTTGTACATCTGAGTGAACTTGAGGATTTTCAGCAAGTCCCATTAATTTTTCATAGGATGTTTTTGCGCTTGGGGATTTTAAAATCCACGCATGAACAAATGCACCTTTTAATGTCCAGAGATATCTTTTTCTAGCTCCCCCTCTTTTTGAAGTCCTCTTTGAGAGGATGTCATTGTTTAAAGAGGATGAAATGTCCTCTTCAAGGTTTGAAGTCCTCTCTGAGAGGATGTCAAAGGGTTTGAGATTTTCGCCCTCTGCCACAAAATAATGGATATCCTCCTGGAAGTCTTCTATGTGACGATTAAAGTTATTGCTAATAATTTTAGGAGTTACTCCAAATGCTTGTGCGAGTTGTTCAGTTGTGAGGATGAATTGTTGTTGTTCCATAATATGCTATACTTTCTTTGTACATCTTTTGACACATCGGCATTTCCGACATGTGCCAGGGAAACGGAAATGATGCCTAGCATAGAGTAGGCATCATTTTTTATATGCTATCATCTCCTTTCTTGTAGCCAGTTGGCTACTAGGCTATAGCGTTCTCTGGTGTTTTTCTCTCAGCTTCTTCACGTTGACGTGCTATAAGAGCGTCAATATCTTTTTCTTGGAATCGCCATTCTCGCCCGATCTTGAAGCCTTGCAACTTCTTATTTCTCATGAGACGAAAAACAGTGCTTTCGCTTACTCCTAAAGCTTCTTCAACTTGCTTGATATTCAGTAACTTTTCTGGCATTGACGTGTACTCCTTTGTATGTATTAGCAACTCTGTTCTACAGTATAACATCGAATTTTTTCAATAGCAAGAAAACACGTATTATTGGTACTGAAAACACTTGACAACCAATGACAACTAAAGTACACTTACTATATCAAATGAAAACGTAAGGGGAAGTCAAAAATGGCAACAGAAATCAAGGCAAATGCAATCTATAAAATCCTCAGTCAAAATTGTTGGATGGTTCCATCTGACTCTTCCAATGAAATGTACAAAGTGTGCTTCGATGAGAGCACAAGCAATTGGACTTGCACATGCAAGCATGGCGAATTCCAGGCAAGCAGGGGGCAAGCAGCCAGGTGTAAACATGTGGCAGCGGTTCAAATTTCCATCAAAGCAAATTTGAAACCAGTCGTCGTTGAGACTTCTCAGAAAGGCACACTGAACCGCAAAAGTGAGTTCAAAATGGACCAAGCCCCTAGCGGTAGACTCGTACCAATGCGGTAGTTTCTAGGTTCCAAGATGGTTGCCCCTCTCGAAAGGGAGAGGCAGACACCTCGGAAGCGAGGAAAGTAGTAAAAAAAAGAAAGGAAGTTTATTAGTGGTCAATACTGAATTAATTGCAACTATTGTTCAAGGTGAAGTTGTCTTTCCGGTACTCATGGAAGATGAGGTACTTCATACAGAAGAGAACAATTTTTATTGTGGCAAGCCTGATTGCCCCTGCCAGGAATTGTTACGTATGTGGAATGAACTGCAAGCCGTTCCTAGTTATGTTGAACAACAAGCAAAAGCGTGGTCATCTGAACTTGAATTAGAAATTGAAGATTGATGGACGAACAAATATTGATGAATAAAAATTCATCAACTCTCACAAGAGAACAGATTGCAAGAGAGCGCCATAGGGTTTTGAGCAATTGTAGGAGAACATCAAAATTTGGCAATCCGTCTACTCTTACATTGACTCAGTGGCTAGAGATTCTTGATAGGTATAATTGGCAATGTGCTTATTGCCTGGAAGCGCCTTATCAAATATTAGAGCATTGTCGATCTGTTAGATATGGAGGTGGTACAACTGCTGAGAACTGCGTACCAGCTTGCGTAAAGTGCAACAGCAAAAAACATCTTCGCCAGGCATCTGTTAACTCTGTAACCAATACGCTTGAGATTTCCAATCCCCAAGTAGATGATGATTACTTCTGGTTTACAGAGAAAGAGGTACTTGCCAATCTTGGAAAAGTTTGTGTTTGTGAAGACGTTAACGCTAAAGTCATTGTTTTTATGGTACGCGATGAGGTTTTACTCGAACGAGTTACTTCACAGGGAACTCTCTATAGATTTCCTGAATAATGACAATTTTGTCATAGTTGAAAAATAGTTGAAATGTATGTTATTGTAGGTTGAAGTCACGCGTTGTAGTTATTGCTAGCATAAGTCAGCAATAGAAAGTTGGGGGAAAATTGACAACTCCATTATCAGCATTCGATACCACTATCACCGAATCACACCTGAACACAGTCAAGTACCACAATACGCCAGTTGAGCATACTCTTGTTTTTCATCGTCCTGGCGAAGAGGTTGATCTTTCAGTTCAGCACTTCGACGGGAACTATGAAGTGCATCTTGTCACATTTAACATGGAATGTGGAGAGCCAACAACCATTCATGAGGAAATCAATCTGTCATATCAGGAAGCGCGACTACTCCGTGATTTGTTAAATAGACCAGAAGTCACTGAGTATTTGGAAGTAGACTTCCATTAATCAAAAATCAAAGCACACATCAAAAAAGACGCATGGCTGTTAATCATGCGTCTTTTTTATTGGAAAACAGAGATAGGATAATGTCTCTAACCGACCTGTCCTTTTGCATTCGTCGGTCTAAATTGCAAGAGCGGTTCCAGGTCAGATTTCTTAAAAAACTTACGCTGTCCCATGCCTGGCCTACTCAGTGATTGCAGCTTATACAACTTCTGAAATTTGGTAAACGTGGCCGCACTCACATTCAAATGTTGAGCAGATTCCCCCGCCGTTAAATACTCCTCTCCCTCAATCTTTAACATCATGCCTTGCATACTCCTTTGATCTTGATAATTCATTTTGTGTCATATTATAACGTAGTATAACACACTATGAAACACTTTTATACAGATACTAACTCATGATGACGAGGGAAGTAACGCAAAAGTAACTGAAAGGTAGCTTTCTCAGCAAGTTTTAAGCTACATTAAAATCACCTTAGTAGTAGATGTAAGTATCCTCTTCTTCGATGTACTCGCACTCATCCCAGTCTGCAATGTATTCTAGCGGTTCCCATCCACAAGTAGGGCATATTCCGAAATGCCCTAGAACATCCCCGCAGCACTCGCATATTTCAGAATCCAGAACCAGGATAGTTGTTTCTTCCATTCTTCTTTTACCATCCAAACTGAGCAGGTTTATGCTTCTCACAATACGCTTGCATCATTTCACTATTTGACCTCCACGCAATCGAGCGATTGCGACAGATAGGAGTTGAGCAAAATTCAGGTAAACCAGCATCATTCAGTTTAATCCAGGGGTCTAGTGTTCTTTTCTTGCTTATATTATCAGTAGGTTTTCTAACATCGGTTTCACAAGTTGCTTTCAAGGGCAAGGGAATAGGTGTCACTGGCAACAAAGCAGGGGGCTGTACAGGCTCTTCTATCTGCGTGTGTAATGCTCTCAGTCCCATTTCTACCCATGTCCTTACTGGCGTATTATCTTGCAACATCTGGTTAGCATCATGCGCCCAGGGTTGCCATCTGAGAGCATCAGGTATTTTCTTCAACCAATTGGCAGATCCGGCATTGCCAGCTTCATCTGCATCAAACCCTATCAAGATTCCAGGAACTTGTTTTAATTGATTTATCCATCTCAGAGATTGCCCTTTGCTAGTTCCTCCGGTTGCTACACTTGCAATGATATCCCCCGCTTCTTGCTGAACTGATAATGCATCAAACTCAGATTCTAACAACATGCAGGGGGTATCATACCCTTGTGAGGTATCTATAGTATACAACGCGTCACTAGACCCTACTACCTGAAAGTACCCTTTTTCAACATCTTCAAAACGCTTGACACTGATTTTCCATATCTTATTTTCAACGATCCAGGGAATCGTTATGCCAGGGGGAATTTTAATTTCTGTCTCTTCCAACGTCTGTATAGATGTAAGTCCCCAGTTCTCTAATTGTTCGTGATACCAGCCAGGACAAAAACCCAACTTCGCATATCTGATAGTTTCATTGGTTAAGCCCCTGCCATGCAAATATTCTAAAGCCTTTGTACCTTTGTCACTCCATAGATATCTTTCAGCTCTATACACAAATGCTGATGCAGCATCCATCCACTTCTTGCATGGTTCCTGGTCGGAGGTCATGAAAAGTGGTAACACGTTTCTTTGTTGTTCTTGCCATTCTTCAAATTGATCTAGGTCTATCCCTAAATCTTCACAAGCGTTTCTGTGAGACAATCCCTCTATGTCCCTGAGATACCAGTAAGGACTACTGCCAGAAATGCCACAACCGCTAGACCGGATAGAACAACTAAACCGCCCTGACTCCCAAAATACGAATCTATCATTTCCCCCACATTTAGGACATGAACCGTGATACTCCTTACCGTCACGCGATGAATTGGTAGGTTTGCCTACTATGTTGGAATAACGGCTATAGAACGCATGGATATCTATGAGAGTGTTGAGAGCAGGGGATTGTGTTGTCATTATGGCTTTATGCCAAATGGAAATGGAGGCATATACACGCGCGGCAAATCGCTTCCTGTTTGCCTCACACGAATGGTTTTAGAGCAATACGAGCATTTAGTATAGATTATGGTATGAGTTTTGCCCATTGTATCATTCCAGGTTTCACCCTCTTTTTCTATGGTATGAGTATGCTGGCATTCCTCTATATTCATTTCAAACATCCTTTCAACTGTTCCCTGGTAAATCTCCAATGCGATCCATCGCCGACTTTATAGCCTTTCAAACTTCCATCTTTCAAGAGTCTGTATACGGTTGATCGACTGACTTTCAGATACAAACACGCTTCATCGAACGTCAATAGTTGAAGTGGTTCATCTTGTTCTTGTACCAGCGTTGTTACTGTTTGCCTTGGCATAAGTGTTCCTGTTAGATAGTTATACCGTGTCATCACAATCAGTAAATGGTGACACGCCAGGCATAAATCAGGTTCCCAGAATGCTTTTGTTTTGTCTTCTATCCCACAATTTCTACAATACATTTATTCACTCTTCTTCCATCAAACTATATCGTTTTGCTTTTCCATCTTTTGTTTCTTGTAAAATCTCACTTCTACACATATCTGAAACAACCATCTTCAACTTGCCACTATCAATATTTTTGAGATATTGCGTGAACTGGCGAATAGTTGGAGCTGGCTTATTCTGCTCTTTGAACTTCTGAATAATCCTAAGCACTTCATCTTCAATTCTCTTTTCTTTGGTAGGTTCGTGTGCTTTATGATTGACTTGGTAATAAAGCTGATGTAGTGAAGTCCGCCATCTCTCCGCTATTTCTTGTGCTCTAGCCCAATGCTTGATTTGAATAGTTTCACTTCCATCCAGGCTTGCAAACAATGCAGCAACCCGAACAGCCTTAATCATTAATCGGATATACGACCCGTCAAAGTCCTCTGTCTGCAATTCCCCCATGATCTTCTTTAAGGCACTTCTATACCTAATCCATGCCTGATAGACTTCCTGGTCTAGCTTGATGGTTGTTTCTGGCAATTCCCCGCGGACACAATTCAAGCCAGTAACCTTATTCTTTTCATCCCTCTTCACTTCAATCGCTATGGTTGGTATTCCAAGTCTTTCATGCCAATCTCTGAGAGGTCGTGAAAGATCAAAAGGAACTGGGAAAGAGCCTAAATCAAACGGATCGTCTTTGCCAGTTCCCTCCGGCGGTGTCACAAAAATAAACCTACTCCAAAATCCATCAGTCCAAAAATCACTACCGGACTTAGAGCAAGAGCGGATACTGGCAGGGGTCGTATCGCCTAATAAGGCTAGATACGGTTTCTCAATTCTCTCATCACCCCTGCTCTGTGTCCCATAGGTATAGCTATCAAGGCAATCATCTAATTGGAGTAACAAGCCTTTCAAATCATCCATAATCCCGCCGCCTCTACCCAAGGCTTTTACCAGTTCTCCAAACTCACCATATCTCCAGCCACGTTGGGCAGGCATAGCCAATCTTTTATTGAGTTGGAATTGTTTATCAGCATCTAAATCATCGTAGTGTTTAGGAGGTTCTCCAACCATATCTGTAAGTAACTTTTGTGGAGTAGTTCTATCATTGCCTAACAACCATCGTAACCCCGATGCTTGCAACATATCAACAGCTTTATTGGCTGTAGTCGTTTTCGCATATGCCCCTGAACGAGCTACAAGTATTATCATAAGTGGTGTATATTGCTCATTTAAAGGTATCTTGATTCTTCTTCCTGCTATCGTACTCAGTACCCACAAACCACATGCTTCATGAAAGTCCTCAAACCCTTCTGGCGACCTTAATTTGCTGTATTCAATATATTTGTCAAGCCATTCGCAAGCACCTACTGAGAGGCTTTGTGGTAAGATTGCGGTATCAGGCAAAGCCGGAATTGACACAAGGGAAAAGTTGTCAATTTCTTGTTCTTTCCCTTTTGCCTGTCCTATTTCTTTCCCCTCTAACATCTCTTTCAAGCCAGGGTACTTTTGAGAAGCTACAAGGCTATTGACCATTGCCTGATACACAAAAGCCCGATTGCCATTAGCAGACTCGCAAGCATCCTCTAATTGCTCGACTAAAGGGAGCCATCTACCGCAATCTGGCCGCTCTATTGTGAATCCATCTTGCAGCAAATCAAGATACCACTTAGTATTTTCATTCTCTTTTTGTGTTGTGAGAGGTTGCGCTACAATGACCATGATACACACTGCCTTATCAATTCGTCTGGCATAACAAATAATCCAAGTTTTCCTCGTAAGGAAACAAAAGGAAGCGGATTAGCGTTTCTCAAGACAAATCCGTAATGGCCATGAAACCAGGGACTTGTACTTTCAGTGACCACATCTACTAATTCAGCAATGCCAACAATACCGCCTGTTTTATAATCCTCTTTGTTCTTTGGCATAGCATAGACAGTCTCAGGTTTGTTGCAATTCTGATACCAATACGGCATAAATAAAGCATTGCCATCAAAGGCATTTACATCTAGCTTTTTCCCTGCATGTAAAAGAATTAATCCCCTGTAATTTGTTGTCCAATCTCGATTTTCAATATCTTTGTGACCATTGGCAATAAGCCATGTCCAAGGCTGTTGAATACTTAGTGCGTACATATTAATACCCCCGCCTTGCTCAATTAGCGCACAACGCATCTAACTTCAATCTCAACACGCGGATCGCTGGCATCAACCAGCTTCTCAGCTTCGATAGATACCACGAGATTATCGTTTAATTGCATTTTCTGAAAAGCTGCATCGATGGCAAATTTAAATACCCCGTCTAAATCCCTCTTCCATTCCGTAGCAAAATAGACTTGCATGTAAACCGCTAAAGGCACTTTTTTACTTCTGACTTTATTTTCTCGAATAGCGTCAATCACAGACCAATCGGCATGTGCTTGTGTCAGCATCCAGGCCGCGCCAATCTTAAACTGTTCCAAAGCAGGGGACGGGCCTAATGTATTGACAGTCCCGTTTTTTGTGCGTATCGTGATTATCTTATAGGCATTATCTACACTGGGAGGTAAAGGCATTTTGCCACTAAAAAAAGGTAAGAGTTTAGCAGGCATAGGTATAATTTCAAGTGGTTTGGTACTGATTTTAATGTGATCTGCGACTTTTGTGTTCATGTTTCCCCTCTTTCGACTTCCCTTATGTGTTTGAATGGATGATTAAAAATGAAGATGTACTTCTAAGCATACAGAATAAAAGGACAAATAAAGTTGAGGTTTCTCTATGTCTTACATGTTACTCTTCCAATAGCTTGAACTAGCTTACTATCTGGTTTCATGAACACTTTACTACTGTCAGTAAAGTGTTCATGACATAGAGAAACAAACACTACTTGAACAAGCTAAAGGCTTTATTCCCGTTCAACGGAGGCAGTATAGTGCTATTCTCATGGTCAATTGTTGGCAACGTTGCGTTTTCGCCCGTTTCTTCCTCAAACAGTCCATCAAACAGCGTGATCTGATTTTTTGCCAGTGTCGCCTTTTCCAGGTTCTTTTTTGCTACCAAGTAGTACGATTCTTTTAGCTCGATTCCTACTGCTTTACGGTTCATCTTCAACGCTATAAAGCCAGTGCTACCAATACCCATAAAAGGGTCTAGTACCGTATCTCCTGGATTAGTCCATAGGTCTAAAGCTCGTTCAATCACATCTAGCTGCAGAGGACAGATATGTTTTTCATCTTGGCTTTCCCTGGCCTGCTCAATATTGAGCACATAGGTTTGCCTGATATCAAACCAAACCGGACTAGCGTAACGCTGCCATGTGTCCAAGAGGAAGTTCTCTTTGGTATGTGTCACAGGTTCTACTAGAAGCTCTTCAGCTTCCGATTGTGGCCATTTCCTGAATATAATCAAGTATTCAGGCAAGCCTTGACGTGAGAAGCTAGAATCCGCTCTCAATTGCTTATAGAGCAAGCCATGGGCTTTTGTGCGTTGCATCTCTATCACTGGGTCCTTCCAAATGCATACTTCACTGTGATACTGCCAGCCTGCATCACTAAAATGCCTGATAATCTCGCCTCTGAAATCTCGCAAGCCCGCCGCTCCATCACGTCCTTTATAGTTGACAAGCTGTTTGCAATGAATCGCACACAAGCGGCCAGGAATTGTTACTCTTAGTAACTCAGGTATTAAGAAGTCAAAGTGAGCAAAGAATTCATCATCGTTGACGCTATTCCCCACATCGTTAGCTGAATCAGAATAGATGTATAAATTTCCAAAAGGCGGACTAAACAAATTGAAATGAATAGAATTATCTGGAATACCTTTTATCACTTCAACGCAGTCGCCATGATAGAGCGCATAATCTTGTTCGATTGCCTGGTTGAGTATGTTCATGCTGATTTTGTTTCGTCTTCTGAGTGTAGCCACTCAGGTACAATCATCGGTATTTGCGGATTGTACTGAGTAAGGTTTAAATTTTCTTGTAGTCTTAATTTGGCTACACTGGCATTCATCTGTTCTGACATCTGCATATGCGCGTGTATCTTCCTCTCAAGCGTTGCAACCATAGCACCTTCCGTTTCAGCGGCTATGATATGACACTGTACAGGCTTATCTTGTCCAAACCTATATAAGCGTCTCACTGCCTGATAAAATGCCTCGAAACTGTAAGAAAGTCCTATGAAAGCAGTATTATGGCAATGCTGCCAATTTAGCCCAAATCCAAACATCACACTTTTACAGATAATGACTCTTGTTTTTCCAGAGGAAAAGTCCATCAAAGCACGTTCTTTTTCTGCAATCGTATTGGAGCCACGTACCTCAATAGCATCAGGAATGAGCCTTTTCAGTGCATCCGCTTCATAATTTGTATTGCACCAAACAGCCCATATCTCGCTTGAATTGTTGACCATCTCAGCAACACACGCCGCTCTATCCCCTACCGTCAAGCGCATCTCTTTATGTAGCGTCGTCGCGCTCATAGTAGGCATCCTGAACAATTCCCCCTCATTTTGCCCTACAGATGTATCAACTTCAACTGAATGATGTTGTATTCTCAGTTCTGGCAACACGAAACCGGAATCACTAAAGCCGATATCAGACGGTTTTTGTAGGCTAATAGCCCATGATGCTACCCAGTCCCAAAAATCCTTAGTGGCGTGTCCTTTCAACCTGTAGTGACCATTTTGCATGGTATCGTTGATAAACCACCGCATTAACATTTCGTTGCTAGGCATAATGCCTAGAAATTCGCTATGGTTTCCTATCTCCATCACATCATTAGGAGCTGGCGTCGCTGTACAGCACAACCGAAAAGGCGTTCTCTTAAAAGCATTGACTAAAGCTATCTTAGTTTTGCCCATGTACGATTTCAGGATAGAGCTTTCATCTAGCACAACCGCTCCAAAGTCCTCTGGGTTGAAGTGTTCTAACATCTCATAATTCGTGATGTTGATACCTGGAATAGTATTAGAACCAGAGCGGGTATAATGGACTTCAACGCCTATCTTCAAGCCCTCTGCTACGGTTTGTTGTGCTACAGCTAACGGAGCTAAGATCAACGTTTTTTGCCCTGTTAATCTGGCCCATTCCAATTGCTGCAATGTCTTTCCTAATCCGCAATCCTCGAATAATGCCGCCCGTCCTTTCCTCAAAGCCCATTGCACAAGCGTCCTCTGAAAAGGAAAAAGCAGGGGGTGTATTTGGTCAAGCGATACATCAATGCCTGATGTTTGAGCTATGACCTTTTTTTCTTTTAAGAAGTCTTGATAATCTCTCATCGGTTTATTTCCAATCTGAACGCTCGAATAGCCATTCTTGTATCTTTGTTGAGTTTTGAGCAAGCAAGGCAAATTGCTAAATCATTGCCTTGTGCGACATTCAGAGTGTGTTCTGAGATATGTTGATTGCAGTAGAGCGCTCCGCAAATTGCACATTCATAGTGATCTTCAAAACCATCAACTCTACAGGCTCTTGGCTCTCCATGCTTATCTAAAGCAACATGAGCACAGTGCAGGGGTTCATAATCGTGTCTTATTCTTGGTTTCAATTCGATAACCAATTTGGAGGTTTCGATGTTATAAAAGGGTATTTGTTCGTTCATGATACTTTCTGCTTTCTATTTCTCCACTGCTCAAATTGCCCTAGCGCATAATCAATCAAATCTGAAGCTTCCCCACGCGTGATAGTCTGAGGATTGTATGACCAATTGAAGCGATGCGCCCAACGTTCTAATCGTTCAAGTTGTGTATCCTTAGCGGGGAGTGAACGCCAGGAAGCATTTCTGTCAATAAGCACTGCATTCTTTGCATCACTCAAAAGCAATCTAGCGCGTTTCTCTGCGAACGACTGACACCAATCCAACGGAGCGTTTTCTAGCCATAATTGAGGCTCATAAAATGGGGAGAGCCTGGCCCAAACGGAGTACATCTCTCCATATGCATCTGGCACTAACGCTATACGGTGTTTTGCGCTTCCAACTGTTAGCACAAACATACCGTTCCGCTCTTGTAGCCAGTCAAGCTTGACAAGCAAGTTCAGTTCAATATCTTTGTTTCTCTGCTCTTTAAGCTTGCGTTCCTGATGGACACTTACCGTTACTTCTGACTTTTCTCTTGCGAGTGCTTCTAACAAGCTTTCTTCATCGTTGAGATGCTTTCCGAGGATCTTACGCAAGTTTTGCGGTTCTAATCTGTGCTTGAGGCAGTTATCAGTAATGTCAAGGATGATGCAATCTTGTTTGCCAGGAGCTAGCCGTAACCCTCTTCCAATCGCTTGCACGAAAAGAGCACGTGACTGTGTCGGACGTGCCATAATAATGCAATCACAGAGTGGTTCATCCCAACCCTCACTCAACACGTTGACGGTAGTAAGTACCCTCACTGAACCATCTCTAAATGCCTTGTAGAGTTTCTTGCGTTCAGGTAGTGGAGTAGTACCAACTACCACGCCGGAAGCTATGCCAGCATCGTTAAATGCTTCTGTGATGTGCTCTGCATGTTCAACTGTGACCGCAAAACACGCCGCTCTCCTACCTGATGCATACTGTTGATATTTCTGCACAATAAGCTGGTTGCGCTCGGCGGTATCAACAGCCGCTTCCAATTCGTCAATCTTGAAATCTCCAGCTTGTGTATGTATTCCATCAAGACTAAGATTGGTTTGAATGGGGATAGCCCGCATGTCACATAAATACGCCGGTTCGTGTGTAGCCAGGTCAATAATGCTTGCCTCGTAAAGTGGTTTCTTGCCATCAAGCAGGGGCTTTCCATCTAAGCGATCTGGGCTAGCAGTAACTAATAAATGAAATGCATCTGGCAATACTTCATAGACTTTTTGATAGCTTTCAGCTTGTGAGTGATGTGCTTCATCGGTGATAACTAGCCCATATCCGATTGATTGTAAGCGTTTCAAGTGTTCGGGCCGGCTAATGGTTTGAATTGAGGCTACTGTTACTTCACCACCATACTCATGTATTCCACTTCCAACTTTGCCTATGATTGCATCAGGTTTCACCATACGATACTTGTCAGCCGATTGATCTAAAATCTCGTCTCTATGTGCAATCACAAGCGCATTCACGCCGTATTTTTCTGATAGATGGTGAATGATTTGTGAAAAAATCACCGTTTTTCCACTGCCTGTTGGAAGTACTAAAAGCTCTGAACTGTGCTTATTCTGTTCATAAGAAGCTAGTATTCTATTGATACTTTCGGTTTGATACGGACGGAGTTCTATTTCCACTATGCAACTCCTTTCCACGTTCTACGCAAAACAATCAAAGAAATGTTTGTGTTTGTAGTGTGATATTGTGCTGCAAGTGCATGTTGGCCTACTCCTTGGGCATACAATTGGCGTATTTCTTTCACCTGGGCTTCTGTGAGCTTAGCTTGTGAATTAGCACTTCCTGACTTGCCTCTATGCCCATCAAAGAAATGTCCGCCAGGGTCAGCTAGTCTTCCTTTTTCTTTGCAATCTTGCATGTTGTCTTTAGGAGTGCCAGCAAAAAGATGTTGTGGATTAACACACAGAGGGGTATCACATTTATGAAGAATGTGTAACCCTGTGGGGATTGAACCAAAGGCTAATTGATAAGATTTTCTATGAGCAGATATACCTCTTCCCTTATCCCATGTTCTCCCATATTTTTGTCCCCCGCCATTAGTTCTAGTACTGCCAGTCCAGAGCCAACAACCATTTTCCTGTATGGCAATATGTGAAAAAAATCGTGCTATTTCCATTCCCTACAAAGTCCTTTCATACGTTTTTCTTGTGAGCTTATGCACTCACCAATTCAGGAGTGTCACCATAGAGGAAGTTCCTTAAATCCTCTTCCCGAATCCTGTAAGAGCCAGTGTCGCCATTGGTTCTAAAAGCTTTCAACTTTCCGTCACGAATGCGCCTGCTTACAGTCGTCTTCGTGACTTTCAGCTTCTCAGCTACTTCCTCAACCGTGTAAATTTCTTCTTGTTCTCGCATCTCTTCCTCTTTTGTTTATTTGGAACATGTTCCTTTCCCTGTAAGACAGTATAACAAAGTATCAGGAAGTTGTCAATAGTAACGAATATTTTGATAATGTTAAAATTAGTATGTAAAAGTATTGACAAGTATTGTGTACTATGTTACTATTCCTTTGTCAAGAGAAATTGACAGATGGAAAATTGAAAGGATTGAAAAAATGACAAAGAGACAAGCATTATTAGCAGCAAGCCAGGCAGTACAAATTATCCGTCAAGAGGTTGACGGTGGACTTATTGAAAAGGTTGTGAGTTACGAAGATATGGCAAGTGAACTAGAGAATTACAAACGATGGTTTGCTTCTCAGTCACAAGATAAGGTTTATATCAATGTTCTAGCTGGTTTCTCTTTTGAAGTCAGCACTTTTGAATTTGCTATTTAATCCCTCTCGTTACCGGACATTTGCCCCTCTTGCAAAAGAGAGGTAAACGCCCTGTAAATGGGAAATTGAAAAAAGTTGAAAAACAAAAGGAGAAATGTTAAACATGGCAGTAACCGACCCAACCGTTGACCCGATGGCTTACTTAGAAGAGGCAAAGAACAGGAAGAATGAGAACACAGGCGACTTCACAGCTCGTCCGTTTTTCTTTTCTATCGCAGATGGACAAAAAGCCCTTATCCGTCCCCTGTTAAATCTCAATGCGTATGTTCGTGTGCATAAGCATGAATACTACGATAACACTTCTAAAAAGTGGCTATTCCGTAGTCAGTGTGCTAAGGACTTAGGCCAGGAATGCCAAACTTGTATAGATGTAGAGGCGCTACCAGAGGATACAAAAGAGGAAAAGAAGATCAAGCGTCAAGCTCGTGCCTCTGAACGCTTTGTACTCCCTGCCTATCTTCATGCAGTAGTAGAAGTCAAGTCTAACAAAAAAGTGACCTATACCGACATGGAACAGCAAGAGCATGATGTATCCGGCCCTCGACTCCTGGAAATGAAACCGCAAACCTCACCTATTCTTGATAAGCTTTTGACAACCTATCAAGCCAGTGAATCGCATGACATCTCAAAAAGAGATTTCAAGATTGAACGCGCCGGAGTTGGTATTGAAACGGTCTATACAGTTGAGCCAAAAGATCCAAGCACCTTTGACCCCGCTTTCCATGACATCCCCGTCGAGTACCTTGATCGTGACTTAGTATTCAGCATCTATTCTGATGCTTGCCCTCCTCGCATAGTAGGAGCTGAACCTGTAGTAGCTCAACCTAAATCCACAAATGGCGCAATCAGAGACATTCCCCAGTTTTAATCAGTGTCCTGAGAAGCGTCTAACTATATTAGACGCTTCTCTTACTAATAGGAAGGGAAATTATCATGCCACTACAGTACCCACAAAAGGTTATCATCCTCAAAAATGAACAGCCTGTCTATGGCTGTAAAGACTGTCAGATACTTTGGTATAATCTCCTCCAATACAGGAATCAATGGAGAATGCGCCCATCTGAAACACGATTGCAAAACTTGTTTGAAGATAGCCAGGACGCCTATCTTGAGCACTGGCACACTCACCAATCTATAGCGGATGAATATACTAATGAATGGGAACAACGTGCTTTTATGGCTTTCAGGGAGATGAGTAAAGATGAATAACTTCCAACAAGAAGCTAAACTTCTCAAACTCAGCTTTCAGCAGATGTACTTACAAAAAGGAAGAGATGCACAGCCGCATAGAGAGCTTCACGCTGCCAATCTCTTAGAATCAGAAAGTGAATGGTGTACCCGCCGCTACGTGCTTATGAACTTGTATCCAGATGAGGTACAAAAACCTGAATTAAAGTCCTGGGATTGGAAACGAGAAGACATTTACGAGCATGGATGGGAAGTGCATCGCAAATGGCAGTATATGTTTAGGATGTTTGGCAATGTCGTTCTGTCAGATGATAATCGACTTCCTGAATTAGACCTCACTCACTTCTTGCCAGATGAAAACCTGTACTTTTCGCCTGATGCCATTATTCAGTTCGGCAATGAGAAATATCTGGTTGAAATCAAAGGCATCAAACAGGAAGTCTTCTTGAAACTGACAGATGATTTAATGCAAGCTATCACCGTTCCTGAAGCTGATGTTGTACGTAAAGCCAGGATACAAGCCAATAACTACCTGTTCTTTACTGACTTGCAAAAGGCTATCTTGCTCATTGAGAATAAGAACAACCAGGACTTCAAAATCTACGTGATGGAACGAGACTATGATTTATTCAAGCCATATGAGTTTAGAGTAGATGAAATAAATGGCAATACGTACATGGTTAAAAATCATGGCATAAAGATGTTATCTGATCGTGTCTGTCATTCCCCGCAGGACAAACTAGCGCAACAATGCCCCATGCGCTCCATAT